TCACGCTTGCTTCCTCTTCAAAATTGTCAGGACCGGTCCACGCGAATCGGTTGCTGATACCATGTTCGCAGCTTCAATCAGATGCCCGAGCTCAGCGCCCGAGTAGTGACTGGTGATGCTGCCGTTCTTGTGGCCAAGAAGAGCCTTGCGGTCTTCCTCAGTTACGCCTGCTGCGCGCAGCCGGCGGCCAAATGTGTGCTTGAGGTCATGGATCCTTATGGATGCATAGCCAGGGTGAGCGGGGCGAAGGTTTTCCTCCTGCCAGAGTTTCGCCGCTCTCACCCGAGCCTTCTTCCAAGCCGAGTCGTTCATCCGGTGCATCGCATTGCCGTTGTAAGGGAAAACCCATTCCTTACTCACGCCGCGTTGCTGCTCGATGATCGACTTGGCCACGCTGTTGAGCACAACCAGTCGCTCATCACCGTTCTTCACTCCAGACCGTTCGTGTCTGCCGCCAAAGTCCGCCGGAATCAGGAACACGCTCGTCCCTAGCTCCGGCACCGAAATTTCCCAATCCCATCTCAACTTGCAGACTTCCTGCTCCCGCGTGCCGGTGTTCACCTTGAACAGCGCCATCGTTTGCAGGTGAGCCGGCAATTGCCCGAAAAGAATCGACTGCTCCGGCCACGACATCGGGTACGGTTTGCGGCTCGACTTCTTCTCTTCCAGCTTCGTGAGCATCGGCACGCTATCCAGCCACGGCCTTCGCTCATCATCTCGCCACTTCCTGGCACACAACGACAAAACCCGAACCACACGCTCGATCGAGATATTCACCGTCCTGTTGCTGACGCCTTTCTTCACCTTGCCGCCCTCAAGCTTCTTGGTCGCCAACCTGTCCTTGATGAACGGCACTAAGGCCTGATCATCGATGTGGGTCAGCGGCATGTCGCCTATGAACGGGTCCAGCTGGGAAAGGTGGTGCGCCGAAAGTTTGATTGAAGGTTGATCCTTGAACTCCAGCAGGAAGCGAGTCGCCGCCTCCCGCCAGATCCTGACCTTCTTTACGCCGTACACTTTCTGTTGCCGGATCTGCTCCAGCCGGTAGATCAGGTAGCGCTCCGCTTCTTCCCGGTCACCAGTTCCAGTGCTTTCGTAAAGTCGTTCTCCGTTGATTTTCTTGTCGATATGCCAGATACCTTTCCTCTCAGAGAGGCCTGTGATCGATTTTCGCGCCATGATTTATCTCCTTTCTGGCGCTCGCTGCGGGGCAATTGTTGCTCCGGGGCGCGTTTTTTATCAATTGCTTTGGCCTCGACGTACGCCGTTGCCCAGTCATCCAGCTCCTGCCGGTCGAAGCCGACGCCGCGCTCGCCGATAGGAAACTCGCTGACATAGGGGCGGACTGTTTTGTCGAATTCGGCGCGGCACATACCCAGGTAGATGGGTGCCGCGCCGGCACGGATGAAGCGAGGGAGGATGCTTTCGCGCCGGGGCCGGGAGGGCGCCTGCGCCAGTTCTGCAGACATAAGTGCTCCATGCCGCGCGTGGCGGCAGAAGGTGGTTATTCGGATTTAGTGGGGAACCACTCGGTGTCGTATTCGAATTGAGTCACGCGCCGCGGCTCGATGTGGGGGATCGACTGCTTGAACTCGTGTACAGATCCGGGGCTGCCGCCGAAGTCCTTCGCCTCTCTTAAAAACACGTCTTTGTAGATCCTGAGCAGGTGGTCGGCCGCTTCTGCGAAAGCGTCTTCACGATAAAAGCCAGCGACACTGATTCCGTCATCGACCAACCAGACTGTCCGGCGCGGGCCTTGCTCGGCCTTATCGATCTTCTCGGCCATCTGCTGGCGAGCGTAACGAAGCTGTTCCAGGGAAAGCTGGCTGACCCATTCGTCGGTGCTGATTCGCAGGGTGTGCCCGTACTCGCACTTGATTTCAGGCATAACGGTTCCTCGCCCGCCGTTCACCGGCAGGCTGGTAGGTGGATTGGGGTCAGAAATTCCTGCGACGTTGAAGATTGCAGCTAGCATCAGTGCTTTATTGAATGGGGTTGGGCATGGAAGATCTTTTGAATGAACTCAGGGCAGTTGCTGGAGCGGGGTTTTACTCTGTGGCACTTTTTACATCGCTTGCGATTCCGGACATCTGTGCAGCTCTTGAGTCTGAAGATGGAAAAGCGACGGGGGCTAAGTACAAAGCGTGGTTCGATAAGTGGGTAGCGAGCAAATATCCGCAGATCCGTGATGGAAACGTCGCCATTAGCGGATCTGTCTGTTACGCATATCGTTGCGGGTTGCTTCACCAAGGTAAGGCTATGCATAAAGACTTGGGTTACTCCCGGGTGCTTTTTCTAACTCCAGGTCCTCTCACCGTGCACAACTCGATTTTGATGGATGCTCTGGCCGTTGATATACCCTCGTTTATTAACGATATTTCTACTGGGGTTAGGGAATGGCTAGAGAGCGTTCGTGGTACGCAGCCATTTGACACCCACTATAAAAACTTTATGAAGCGCCACCGAGGAGGGCTCGCCCCTTACGTAGCGGGTCTCGATCTGATTTCTTAGCCTTCAACTTACGCGCTTGAACTCGACGACCCAGACCCACGGGTTGGCTTCCCAGTTGCCCGCGACGGATTGCCACAAGTCGCGGAATGCTGGCACCGGGTATTTGTGGCATGCGCCACCTTCGTCGCTCGCGCACCACTCGCGTAGCGGACTTCGGTGAACACCTTCGGCTGCGACCTGCTCGTAGGTGATGTCCTGCAACCGTTCGACACGCACCTCGGTGATCTCCAGCACAATGCGGCTGGCCCAGCGAGGCATGTGGATACTTGGCCGCCAGGCGCCTTCGTACTGCAGTTCGTCGGTGTCAGGTTTCCACGCGGCTTTGTCTGGAACTTGCCAGAGACCATAGTCACCGACGGTGCAGCTTGCCCTGAAGATCCGAGCGGCATCGCGCTCAATGCCCTTGACCAATCTGTCGTTCCAGTCGACACATACACCGTCTTCGTTGCCGAGCAGCGCGAATGTCTCGCGCACCCACAGCTGGTCGCCGGGTTGTCCGAATGGGCAGAAGTCGTTGTAGTACCCGACGCTGTTCGGGTGCAGCGGCCCCTCGGTTGGTAGTTCGTGGCACTCGCCGAGCTGAACGCCGTAGCCGATGTTCTTCAGCGCCTGCTCATTCAGTGCCCGCCGCGTGACCGTCTTCCGGCCTTCCAGGATGGCGCGCACCATCGGGGCCGAGAACAAGATCGACCGTTCCTTAATCTCAGACATGGGAATCCTTTGCCGCTATAGCGGCTGACTTTGAAGGGGGAGGGAGTAAGGTTTTTGCGGGAGGGGTACAGATGTACTCCTGTCGAGCTATTCGCCCTGGTTGGCCAGCATGTTCAGGCGCATGCCCGATGTGCCGGGGATTCCGTGATTGCGTTCGCCCGCTCCTGATTCGGCGGGGTTGAACTCCGCGGCGCTCGTCAGCTTGCGGGCGTAATCGAGCAGATTCGCTGACCAGTCGCGCCCGACACCGTCATCAAATGCAAACAGCATCCCTCCGAGCGCTCGCTCGATGTCATCAATCCGCTGATCCGCCGCGTTCAGGCGCAGCTGCAGGACTTGCTCGCGGCGTTCGGCAGCGAGGCACCGTTCGGCAGCATCCAGAAAGAGGCGTACCGCGCTGTCGTAATCCTCAGCAAGAACCACAACCGGCTGAAATACCGCTTTGCTCTCTCCCTCGACGCCAGGGATGAATCCCTTCAATTTCCAACGCATCACTTCGCTCATCACGCAATCTCCATCGATACCAGATCATGGGCGTTCACGACCGTCATGCCGAGGCGTTCGGCGATCAGCACTTCGAGGCGGGCGCCTTTCGAATGCTCCCAACCTGGGAGCGTGGCCACGGTGTCGCAGTCCATCAGGGCGGCGATGTCGCGGCGCATGCAGTCGTTCCAGGATCCGCCGTCAGGGTTCAGCTCGGCAGGATTGGTTACGGCATGGCCGGCGTCGCGCAGGTTGGCGGTCATTGCGGCGAAGGCGGGAAAGTTGAGTTCGGGCAGGCCGGTCATTGGCCCGCTGAGGTAGATGCGCTTCATGCTGCCACCTTGACTGGCCGGAACACGCATTTGCACTCGTCAAAGTGGGCAATGACCTTACCGGCAGCATCGAAGTACTTCACGTTCCAGGTCGGGTGGCAGTTGTGCGTGTGCTTCCCAAACTGCAATTGGTTGGCGAATTGGACGTCGAGATTGGCTGAACCGTTCATGCCTACGATCGTTCCGAGATCGCCGTCCACCTCGACCATCATCCCCAGCTTGGCGAACTCAATGCCGCGATTCCGGATCATTCCCTCGACGAACTGCTGGGCCTTCGTTTTTTTGGAGTTTCGGTTTTCTGTGGGCATGGGGCGTCCTATGCCGGGTCATGCCCGGGCGGTTGAAGGTGGTGAGATTTGGGGGTGGCTTGGAGTACACTTCCGGGCTTTAACCAAAGGGAGTTGACCCATGTTTTTAGGCATTATTGTCGGTTTGTTAATAGGAGTTGCCTCAGCGGTGGTCCTGAATGGAATGCGGTCGATTGATCCCAAGGCGTTGCTAATCCTTCAATGGTTTGTAGGGGTGATTGCGACAGGTTTTATCCTTTTATCTTTTATGTTTGGCGCCGTAATTGGAGTGATGGCAGTCGCAGAGATCAATATTGGCTATTTCGCTTACTCCAAACTGTTTCAACGCAGCTCAGCGAAATCTTGAAAGAAGGGTCAGGCTGCGAGGCGCTGGTGAGCGGTCATTGCGGCGAAGGCGGGGAAGTTGAGGCCGGGCAGGCCAGTCATTGGCCCACTGAGGTAGATGCGCTTCATGCGGCCACCTTCGGCGTGTAAGTCAGCGTGCCGTCGAGGATCGCCGCCTTGATGGTTTCGAACTCCCAGCACCAGTACTGCGAGTCGACGTAAATCCGAAGTTCGCGGTAGTCGTGCTTCTTGCGCTTAATGAACGCCTCGGCCGCGGCATAGGTGAAATGGCAATTGACGTACTCCCATTCCTCCTCCCATCCGGTGACGGTGTGTTGAGGCAACTCGCCGAGCACGTGCCATTGATCACTGCGCTCTGCCTTCATGAACTGACAGCTGGCCCATTCCTGCATCAGCTTGTTCAACTTGGCTTTGGTACCGCGATCGCAGTCCTTCCAGTATTCCTGTGGGCTGAACCACTTCCAGTCATCGCAATAGACGACCAGCTTGTCGGTGTAGTCCATGTCCAGGCCGTAGATGATCTTGTGGTTCTCGACCTTGAACAGCGCGGCACTGGTGCAATGGTCATTGGTGCGCGGGCCGATGCAGTCGTAGCGCAGGCGCTGGACGAAGTCGGCCCAAGTCGCGGCGTCAAGGTAGTGGCCGGTCGCCAAGCTCGGCGCCGGCTCAGTGATTTTGTTTTCTGTGGGCATGGGGCGTCCTATGCCGGGTCATGCCCGGGCGGTGGAGAGTGGAGGGAGTGGAAAAAACCCAAGAGGAAGAACAGCAGCTTCAGTAGGAATATCTGTGGCGGCAGACCCACAGTCCTTTTCCTACTGTCCGGATAGTGCTGATGGCCATGTCCAAAGAAGTGACTAACCACATCCTTGGGCTTTCAAGCAGACCGGAGCTCTATCGTATGAAACAAGTCGTCGCAGATCTGATGTACCAAATCCTTGTCGAGCTGCTGAGTCAGATGCTGATTCGCCTGGCGGAGTGGCTGTCGGCAGTGCCGTGGCTATGAGCTACGCGGCCGCCTTCAATGCTTCGATGATTCGTTGTCCAGCCAACGGCGGTACCGCGTTACCGGCCATGTGCATGGTCAGCCTGTGATTGTCCGGACGCTTCGTGTCCGCCGGGAATGACATGGCGGCAAGGGCTTCATTCGCTGAGAGCATCCGCATCTCATCGCCGCGCACCAGAGCCCATCGGTCGAGCGTTGTGATGGTCCCGATCGGTCGTTCCAAGCTTCGGCCGGTGAGGCCAGAGCCGGATCCGTAATAGGGCATGATGAATCGGTCACCGAAGCGTTCTCGGCCGTTCTTCACTCGGAGCAGCGTCGACTCGGCGCGACCAGGCTTTACGACCTTGCTCCATTTGCCGGCGTCGAAGTCGATGAAGGATGAGGCTGGAACATGTCGGCGCTGGTGCAGCTCCAGATTGAGAGGCGCCTTGCTTCGGGTGCACACCAGAAATAGGCGCACCCGGTGTTGAGGCACGCCGAGATCGGCGCAATCGACGACATGTGGCGCGATCATGTAGCCGAGCGCCGCCATTGCCTGTGACCACGCCGGGTACAAAGCCCATGCCGTGAACTCTTCGACATTCTCGACCAGCACCACTTCTGGCCGGTGGAATTCGGCTGCCGAAACAACTGCCCAGGCTGTAGACCTCGATGCATCGTGCTGGGCGTTGCCGGACTGCTTACCTCGGGCTTTCGAATGTCCTTGGCAGCAGGGCGAGGCCAGCATGATGTCGTGCGCTGGAACCTTCGACCAATCCGCCTGGTGCAGGTCTTGGCAAATGTGAATCGCGTCCGGGTGGTTGGCGCTGTGCCACTCAACAGCCACGGGCCAGTGGTTGGCGGCCCAGATAACATTGATCCCGGCGTTGCGGGCACCGGTTGACCATCCGCCGAGACCGGCGAACAAATCGATTGCTGTGGGCATGGGGCGTCCTATGCCGGGTCATGCCCGGGCGGTAATTTTTGAGTTGATGGACTGAAGCCAGCACAAGCTGACATCATCAAAGTCTTTGCAGAGGGAGTGGCAGTCGTGGAGAGAAGGACTATCGGGATTGTTTTGGCCGTTGGGCTCGCCGGTCTTGTCAGCAAAGGGATGATTGATAGTCACAACAATCCATCCGCCAAAGACTCTTCCAGTTACAGCATTGCTCAAATTCAGGCTGCGCCAGCTCAAGCATCACCCGCGAAGGAGCTGACCAAGGCTGAAGATTCGGATTTCAACCATGATCTGTCACATGCTCATAGCAGTCGCGATCTCTCAAAAGCAGATCTGGCATGGCATGCGCTGAATACCTACGGTTGGGACTGTTCGGACGTGATTTCTGAACAGCAACCACCTACAGCAAAGTACTCAGTGATAACGTGTTCTAGTGGCTTGAAACTTCGAGTTTATCGGCGAAGCGACGCACATCCGATCATCCGAAATATCAAGGGAGGCTATGACTGAGCCTGTTGTGCGGACATAGGGGAACCTGCTAAATAGTGGCGAAAAGCCAATGTGAATTTATCGAGGCGCTCTAAATGAAACAGGACCAGTCAGGCACACGCCTGCTAGATCGATCTTTAAAAATTGGCCTGATACTTATATTCAGTTTGCTGGTTATAGCGGTAGTTGTTTATTTGAGTATATTTAATAATGGTTTATCAAAGGCCCCAGATAACTGGTCGGCTTTCGGTTCTTTTTTCGGTGGTGTTTTTGGTCCCGTTATTTCTTTGGTTACACTGTTTGCCATATTAAAAACCATTGATCTTCAGAAGCAGTTGCTCAGTACTCAACGGAAAGAATTTGACGATTTAAGCAAGCTGCAGCGTGACTCGAATGATGCGCAAGTAGAGCAGACGGGGATTTCAAAGCTTTCAGACTATAAATCTCACCAGCTGCAGTTACTCGACCAGCAAATTACAATGTTTGAGCGTATGCATGACCGGTATAGCAAAGAGGTTGAGCAGATAAAGCTGACACAAGATTTCTTGAATATGAACGCGGCTCATCTTCGTGGGTTGAATAGCTCTTTGCAGGAGACAGATAAGGCGGCTTCAGATTTGGTCCGCTTGTCCATTGAGATTTCGCTAGGTGATTTTGAGTCTGTTGAGCAACTTCGAAATAGAGTTTCGGAAAGGTTGGGGACTATCCACCCTTATTATTCGAACCTGATTAACGCAGAGCTGGCTGCGAGCTGAGTGGGATTCTGGTTTCCTTATTAAGGCCCGTCTTCCGTGACCGAATGCGACAGAGTGTTGGTGTTATCGGGTTCGACGATTTCGTCTTCAGGCTCGCCCGGCGTCTTGCGCAGCTCACGCAGGCTTTCGTTGCGGAATTCGCGTGACACCTCTTCGCTAACAACAAAAGGTGTCGTGACACACTTGAGCATCTGGGCGGCGTTATCGAAGTCGGCGGCGATCACATTGCGCAGCAGGTTCTGATACACCTCCTGCTGGTTGTTGAAGCCGTGTTCTTTCATCAGGCGTTTGAGGTCGGGTATGAACACGCCTGCGATCTCAACGTTGAAGCGCCCGATTCCCTTCGCCGCATCGGCCACCGCTTTCTTCTCGCGCTTTCTGCGCTGCTTGATGGCTTCCGCCGTCGGCTCCTGCTGTTCCTCGGCCATGGCCTGCCTCTTTAATTCCGTGGGCCGGTAGATCCAGCCATGTTTGTCGTCGGCGCTGGCGCACCTGGTTGGTGAGTCGCCTCACGCAGCGACCTTTTGCTGATTCCAAGCTCCGACCGCTTCAAAAATCCGCGCTGCCTGAGCCTCGTCGAGCGATAGAGAGTCGGGAATAGCAATCCAACCAGACGCCACCATCTGACTTTGATTGGCTGAGTCGCGCAGCTTCTTGTAGCAATGCTCGATTACCTCTTCCAGATGGTCGGAGAGGTAGACGCCGTCCGGCGCCACCTCAATCGACTTGCTGTAGCGATCGCCGCGGGCATCAATACAGAGAGCGCTGAGGTAGATCGTCCAACGGTGGGCAATGCCACACACGGCCTGGCCAATCTTGCCGGGCGCGATGTTCTTCAACGACTTGTAATTGATCATGCCCTGGTGACCGCTGGGGTCGATGTTCACCACGGCGACGTGGTTGGTGGCCAACAGCGAACGACACGATCGGTCGATGCGAGCCTTGAGGTTGTGCGGTTTGCGCTTGCTCATAATGCCTCCGCGAGTTTCCGCAGTGCCTTGCGCTCAGCAGCACTGATGGCGGGCCGGCGGCGCTTGAGGATGGTTCCGGGGTCGATATTTTTGGAGCGCTCAACCGGCGTCGGATTGATATTGGCGGGCTCGGATCTGGAAAAGCGCCCGCCCGCAGCCAGGTGTTGTTCGACCTGGCTGGAAAGCTCCAGCGCCTTCTCACGCCGGAACGCGATGTCGTACTTCAGGTTGCTGATCATGATCAGGCTCCTAAACGATGTGCTTGCGCCCTGGCTTTGTCCGCGACCTCATCAACCATGCGATTCAGCTCCAGGTTGAACTGGACCAGCTCTTTGTGCAGGTTGGCGATGTAGTCTTCGTCGCGGTGAATTGTCTCGATGTAGAGCTGGCACTCTGCATCTTGGCGAGAATCGAACGACAGAAAATCCCACCACTTGCGCCCGGTAACGAACATGCAGCCCTGGACCTGAGGCATGTGTTCCTCGGGCATGCCTTCGAGCCATGTTCTGACGTGTATCGCCTCATTGAAGGGGCACTTCGACTCGGTGCCGCCGTTATCGCCGATCAATCCGTCTGGCGAGCAACCGAGCCAGTCATACTTCGGGTGAACGATGAACCCTGACGGCACGACGATGTTGCCGGTCAGCATCTCGTAGGCGTCCTGAGCCTTCTGTTCTTCGGTGTGACCCCACTTCAAGGAAGCGCTGCTGACGTTGTGCTTCGACTTCTTTGCCAGTCGTTCAAAGCACAGTTCGCGCATATACGATGTGCGCGCCCCCGTTGGCTCACGCTTCCCGTTTTTGTCAGGTTTCCCCCATGCCAACACGTCTTTAAATCGACTGGCTGTCACTCGGCCAGATCGGTCCGCATGCCATTTTTCATTGCCCTGAAGTTCCGTTCTCACTACGCCGCTTCCTCTGACTGAGACAGGCCGTCGTGATTGCCAGTGATTTCGGTGAAGTCGCCATCAACGGTTGCCGCCATGGCCTTGAGCGCTTCGTGGCATTCAAGGCCGATAGCCGCACGCTGCTTGGGCTTGAGACCTGCCCAGGCTGCCGCATAGGCTTCGATGTCCTGCCGCTTCGCGACGACCAAAAGGTCTGCGAATACTCCGTCGATTTCCGGCGAGGGGGATTTCGGCCCGAACGACACACCAGCAGCGGCAGCGGTGTTTGAAGCCTGCTTTGCAGGGGTGATGTCAATTTCGCCGCCGTAAGAGTCCTCGAACTCATCGGGCGTATACACGCCGAGGATGACGTCGGGGCAGAAGAGTCGCGCCCATTTTTTGGTCACCAGGTAGGCAATCTGTTGCTTGGGGTCTTCCGCCCAAAGCGTAGAGTTTCGCGTGCGGACCTGGGTAAGCAGAAGATCCAGAACGCGCGGCTCGTCTTCGCCCTTGAAGGTTGCCCAAACTTTGATGCCGAGGCCCTTCTCATCGTCAAAGCTCCATCCGGGAACGCGGTACTTCTTGAACTCGCCAGTGTCCTCGTCCTTCTTGGTCCGGCTGGTGACTTCGCGCATCTTCCCGATAACGTTTTCCCAGGTACCGAACCATTCGAAGTTCAAGCGACCTTTGACGGGCGCCTTGGCGGTGATCACTGCGTTGATGAGCTGCGCCTCATAGCTCAATGCACCGCCGTTGACGATGAACGTCTTCTGCGCAACAGCGAAAGGGTTCATCTGCCACTGCATTGCTTGCAGCACAACCGCCATGCAGTCAGCCTGATTGCCTTTCAGATGCTTGGGGACTGTTGTCACGCCCTTCGACATCATCAGCGCCAGGTCGCTCATCGACTTCATGGTGCCTGGATCAAGAATGAGCGCTGCAGCGTTGTGCGATGGATCGTGGTACGTGGCGAGGCCAGTTGGTGCTTGAGTGTCTGAGTCAGTCATTGCGCTCTCCGTGGCCGACAAGGAGTGGGTCGGCCGTTAGATGGAAAGGGTGGTTAGAAGCGGATGGCTTGAAGCCAGGCGCGAGCAGTGGCGAGGTCCACGTCGAAGCCCAGCGCTACAACCTCGACAATGTCGTCGACCGGTGGGGCGGTTGTAGTTACGTCGTCGGACTCAGCCGCCGCCGCATGTGTGCTGATAGGCGTAACTTCGACTTTCTCTGCGACCACTGGGGTAGCCACTGGGGTGACTGGAGCCGGTGCTGCAGCCTGTGCGCGCAGGCGGGCTAGCTCTTCCTGGTCACTTTGATACTGTGCGTCACGTTCGCGCTGCTGGCGCTGTTGCTCTTCCTGCTGCGCACGCTGTTGGCGTTGCTGAGCTTCCATGTCGCGGCGCTGCTGGTCCAGATCGTCCTGCTGCTTCTTCAAACGCAGGCGGTCTTCCTCGGCGCGCTGCTTGCGCAGCTCCTCAGCTTCAGCGTCGGCAATGCGTTGCTTCTCGCGCAGCTCGTCGAGTTCTTTCTGCTGGGCCAGCAGCCTAGCGGCAGCTTCTTCTCGCTCAACGGCAGACTTGTGCAGTGTTTCCAACTGCTCAATAGCGTTGTCGCGAGCGATGGTGCCCTCAGCTTCGAACTCGGCATATTCTTCGGGCAGGATCACCGACACCTTGACGCCTTGCAGGATGTCGGCGATATCGGCAGCGCTACGGCTTGCATATGCGGCAGCGACAGAGCTGAAGCGGGTAATCTTTGCCCGGATGGTTTCGACGCGTTCAGCCTCGACACGCTCGCGTTCGGCTTTGGCGTCAGCTACGCGTTTTTCCTCGGCCTTAATTGCTTCGTCGACAGGCGCCTCAATCGCCAACACGCGATCCTTCAGCGCCTCGCCGAACTCCTTAACCTGGTTGACGCGAGCCTGGGCTTCTTTGACTTTCTGCTGATAAGGCACGAGCGCCGTTTTGGTGGTGTTCGCCAGGGCATAGCGCACGTCGCGGATATCGATGCGTACTTCCTTCGCATTGGCCAATCCTTCGCTGTTCGAGCAGTCAACGACCAGCTTGGCGTAGGTGGTTTCCAAACGGACGATCTGCTCTTCGTGCGGCCGGTATTCGGCGATGTCGGTGACAGCAACTGAAGGGACAACGACGTTTTGTGCGTCTTCGGTTTCGCCGATTTCGAGTGAGTCTTGCGCGATTGCTTGTTTGGTATTTGCGGACATGACAGTTCCTTGCCGCGCGGTGCGCAGCCTTTAAAGGTGTGAGGGGTTATTGAGTGATCTGGCCGGAGTAGGCGCTTGCCAGCATCCAGGCAGTGAAGAAGAGCAAGGCGATGGCTGAGCCGCGCCAGAACCAGAAGCGCTTGGCGCGCTGGTAAGAGGTCATGACCGAACCCTTACCGCGATCCGGCCGCCTTTCATGGTTGCCGCCAGACGGCGCGGTAAGCTGGCGACAAGAGCTTCACGAGATTTGCCAATCACCTCGTTGAATGGCAGACCGAAACCCAGCAGGACCAGCTTCGATTCGATCTCGTCGAGTTGCTCGTCGATCAGTGATTTAACTGGTGGTGTGGTCATGCTGCAGCTCCCTGCTTGTTTGATGCGTTGAAGGAGGCGTAGATCTGGTCGATGCGTGCCCTGTAGTGACGATGTTCGCCGTCGTTGATGACGCGCAGCATGTAAGCGAGGGTGATGCACGACGTTGCCGCCGAACTGGCGTTTGGCTTGCCCAAGTCGCGGATCATGTTGCTGATCTCGCCCTCGATCCAGGTGACCGCCGTATCGTGGTCGCGCTGTTGAGTGCTCACGTTGCGCCTCCTTTTGGCGGACACACCATTTCCATTTGCACCATGGTTGCGCCAATGCGCCGCTTCAGGCTTTTGCGCTCCTCCACCAGCCGAGCTTTACGGTCAGCCAGTGCCTGAGTGCGCTTGAGTGCTTCCGCTTCGTAATCGTGAAACTCCTCGGGTTTCGCTTTCTTCTCACGGCCCCAAGCGTCGTAACGCCTGTCCCACTCTCGGGCCTGCGCACTGTCTGCATAGCTGGTTGACATGGTCGCCTCCAAGAACGGCGGTGTAGATCCAACAAAACTCGGCTGCACTCATCCGTTCCGCTGGTTGCCGTTGGGCGCGGAGGGGAGTGCATGCGGGTGGTGTCGGGAATACCTGTGTGAGCGAGTAGCCCAGGCCCGCTATTGACGCCGGCCTGGGTTTGCAAAAGCGGAGTGTCGATGTCAGGTATGAGTAATCGACAGGTCGCCGATGATGCAGACCGAACCGTCTTCCGGGTCGGTGGTTTCGGAGTAATCAATCTGGTTGTACACGCCACCATGGAAGGCGAGAGTTTTCGTGTCCCAGGTGTTGTCGAGCCGCATGATTGCGGAGGTAGATTTAGCGCCGTTGCAGCTGGCTGAAACCGAAACAGCACCGCTGGAGTTGGCGTGAATATTGATCTTGAAAAGTGCGCCGATTGGCACATTTTCCAAGACGGTCGTGTTGACCGGGTCGTCCTGTAGATAGCTCGACCTGAAGCCCATGGTGATCTTGCCCTTGTTCCAGAACACCTTCACCGGGGGCCGCTCTGAGCCCTGCACATGAATCTGGCCGATCACTACCTTCTGCAGAGAGTTGACCTTTGTCAGCCGCATTTCTTGGCGGCTCCAATGGTCCGCGGCACTCGAAAACAGCCAGTAGCCAGGCTCTTTCCATTCGCAACGAGTCCGATGGACGCTTTTGCTGGAAGCGCCGAGGGTTGGTGCGGTCATCTGCAGCGATCCGTCAGGAAGCATCGAGACGACGTCAGGGCATTCGAGCAGCGCTCGCCAGCCGATCAAGTCAAGGGAGATTGGGTTTGTGTCAGAAATTGGGAGCGGGGTAGCGATGGTGAAGTTGCTGATGTCTACGGTCATGGTTTGTTCCTCATTCCATTGATATCGCCTTTGCTCAGTTGAGCCTTTCGTTTGATGAAGGCCTTACATCCCAGTGCCCACTCATTGAATGGGCAGTGGTGATGCTTTCCAGTGACCCGCTTCTGGCGTCGGTCACTGGCCTATCCCTAATTGTTCTTCCAGCCGCGGGCCTTTCGGCTTGTTCTCCCGCTGGATAACTGTTCTTGGCGTTTTACGCTGCACGCCCGGGTCAGTTGCCAACCCTCTGAACCGTTGAGGCCGGTTCATCGCTGCCTTTGAATCTGGGCCGGTGGTGATCCGGCAAGGTGAGGTTGTATCGCTAAAGAGCGGCGCGGCTTTCGCTGCTGGGCCGTTGTTGCTTTGGCTTGGATGTGAATATAGGCAATCCCATATTTTGTGTCAACGGGTATTCCCATAAAAAGATCGTTGCCTATATTCATAGGCGCAACAAAGTCCCGCACTTGGCGGCCTCTATTCAGATTCTTTTATTCTTTTATTCTTTTATGGCGCAAGGCCACCATTGGTCGCGCGGATGGACATCATGCAGAGCACTGCCTGTACCCTGACATCTACTCCCATAGATCACCGTTAGGGGCTCAAATGAGAGAGGCACAGCGAAGACTAGCCATGACCGCCTGGCGTGAGCTATACGTCCTGACTGAAAACCAAATAGGCGCAGAGGAAAAGTACTTCGGATTGTTGAGGCGGGCTGACGCAATGGAGCGGGCCGATCTAATCACCAGCGACGAGTGGCGCAAGCTTGTCCAGCAGGCTGGAGCATTGCTTGCCAGCACAGCAGAGTGCATGGGCGGGCCAGGGTAGGGCAGATATGAAAAAGCCCGGCGCTAGGCCGGGCTCTTTATGCACGTGGCCAAATCCCTTTGGCTGACTGCAGTATGCTTGGTAGGTGTGACGAAGGTACAGGTTGATACGAAAAGCCCGCGCTGGGCCTGGTTGAGCGATAGTTACATGCCGAAAATCGTGCCTTCAGGGGCAGTCGATATATTCAGCCCTTCGCAAAAGATATCCTCGCCATCAGCTGTAACCGTCAGCGTGAGCTTTCCGGGAACAATTACATTGAACGGCGCCATCGTTGCCATGAGCACCAGCATCATCTGCTTAGCATCTGGATTCTGAGCATTGCTTGGAGCCATTATCTCGTTGATATGATTGCTATCCAGCACCATATTTACAACTTCAGTACCAGCGAACACTCCTGATACGCTCAGCGAGCTAACAGGCTTCGATCGACTTGCGGATACATAAAGGGCGAGACATAACTTTGGCAGGGTGCAGGGGATCATTGGAACCAAGCACTGCCCAGAGTAAATACCTACCAGTGTGATTTTGCCCCCAACTTCTTGGCGAATGTCATCGCAATAGGTGGCGTGTGCATATCGAGTCATTTTTTTGCCTTGCTTTCGTTGATCTCAGCTTGTCGCTCAAGAGCCGAACTAATTATGTCTAGGGACACCCCGAGGGTCTTGCTCAGCTTGCGACATGTGGACATAACCGGCTCTTGGCGTCCGGCCTCCATTCGAGCTATGTGAGGCTGACTGGTTTCAAGTGCTGCGGCTAACTGAGTCTGCGTAAGACCTGCTTTGAGTCGTAAGATTTTCAGGGTTATGCCGTCGTCAGGGTAGAGCGCATCGGCAACGGAAGACCTCGCTTCGGAGAGGCCTTTTGCATGAGCAGGGTCACGCTCAAGACGCTCCATAAAAGCCGAAAATTTCGTCTGCTTCGCCGCTGCCTGGGACGTCGCCGCCGCTGTATTGATTCTGTAGACCTTCGGCGCATACCCAGAAGCAGAAGGTGCAGAATTACCATAGGCCATCTTGGATGGCTGTGTAGGTGGCGATGACCCTTCTAGAAATAGGGCTGGCGAGATCATAGTTCCATGCTCTTTCAATAACTGCGAGGATGTAAATCAGCTCATTTTTTGGGAATACGGCGTACACAATTCTGAATTCAAAACCTTTTCGAGACAGCTCGAAATCGCGGATTGCCCAAAGATTCATGTTCTTTCTTTGAGCTGCACCCCAGGCTCTTACGTTAAAAATTGCGCCAGGTGCTGGCTGCCAAGGCGACCCTCCGTAACCGTCTCGAAGCAGATCATCTAGTAATTGAGGATCCGCCATAAGCTGCTGGATGATGGTTGAAACCTGGTAAACGATTTCCGGGTCAACTCCCATCAATCGTTCTAGGTCTTGCTCCACGTCATCGTGAGGAATCAGTTCGTACACTATATCGACCTAGGTATAATCCATCAAGGCTGGCTTCGCCAGTGGCTGGGTGTTATTTGATCCAAATATCTCGTCTTCCGCGAATGCGTTCCAGCAGGTAGCCATGCATAGAAGCGCTAATTACTCAGCCTTACCCCGCACAATCCTTCCCGCCTTCACCTCATCTGCGTGGCGACCGAGCTTTACCTGCTCCAGAGTCAGCATTGCGCTTACCTTCGCCAATGCAAGCGCGTCAGGCGGAGTCTTGGCGCGACTCGCCAGATCTGTCAGCTCTATCACTGACCAGCGGATGACCGAAGCTAAATCCTCAAGATCGTAGAACAGCTCCTGCTGGGCTGTTCTGGGGCCGTCGAGCCCTTGTATTAGATCTGCCATCTATTCAACCGTCCTAGTTATTGCTCCGGCTTTGATCTCTTCGACGTAAGCAGTCAACCGATCCTCGTCCGCATGGAACACGGTGCACATCTTCAGCAGCGCCTGGGCGTCCGCCTCGTTACCAGCCAGGCTCAGCCGCTCGGCGACCCGCATCAGCTCGACGGCCGACCACTTCAAGTCGGAGGCGATGCCCTGCAGGTCGCGCTTGAGGTCTTGATTTGGCTTGGTGAGAGACATGGTTCTTCCTAGAGGTGCGTCTGCATCATCGGTCGTACCGCTTGCCACCCGTGGAGATGAGATAAAGCGACTCTGAGTAGGGTAGGCGGGCGATAATTTTCGTGTTGTTCACCACTGCCCCCATGGTCACCCCTCGGCAAAGCAGGCTAACGCTGCCCTGCAGTCGCTCGCACATGGCGTCGGCACTGTCGATAAAGTTGGTCTTGTTAAGTCTCAGCATGATCACCGTTCGACCCTCAGGCACTGCGCCGATCGGTGGCACGGCAAAAATAGTTATCTGGGTGTAGATGACTATCGCGACTAGGGCGACGATTCCAGCAATCACCAGCTTTTTCATGGAGTCCGTTCCTTTTGGTGTTTGGTGCGAAGCCGTGCGTTTGTTACCGGGAGTACATTGCCCACCAGAAAACGTGACCCAGAATCGCGATGTGCTGGTCCTGAATTTCCTGGAAGGTGTAGTCCTCGTCCGGGTGCTCGTCACGGTTGAAGCTGCGCAGGCGAATGCCAGTGGGCAAGCGGTAGACCTGCTTCACGCGGAGCTGGCCGTTGTGGTTAATGGCATACATGTCGCCGTCGACGATATCGCCCAGCGAGTTCTTCCCGACGTTCACGCCTACCGTGGCGCCGTCACGCAGCACCGGCAGCATACTGTTGCCGCTGACGACCACGCACTTCGCGTTGCTGAACTGCACGTTGTTGTGGCGAAGGTCTTTCTTGAAGAAGCGCAGCCTGGCGCTGTCGCTCTCTGCGATCGCAAATCGGCCCGAGCCTGCTGCCAATTCCACTTCCTGAAGGAATGGCACGTAGACCTCATCGTCATCGAGCGGGGTTTCGTCATCCCATGTCTGAATGTCTGACATAGCCACGCTTGGCTGAACGCGCTCATCGGGTGTTGCGGAACCCTTAAGCATGTCGCCAACGCCTTCAGCAAGCCACATAGGCGAAACGCCGCATACCGACGCGATCTGTGCAGCAAAAGCTGTCGCCTTCGATTTTCCGCGCTCGAGGTCGGAGATTGAGGTCTGCGTGAGGCCAGCGCGCTCGGCAAGCTCGGTCTGATTTAAACCAGCGTGGCGGCGGGCGGCTTTGAGTCTTTCTTTAAATTCCATCCGTGGAGTATTACGGGCGCTCCCATACCCTTGCAAATCGGTATTCCCATAACCTACTATATGGGCATTCCCGTATGGAGGGGCGTCATGAACGCTATTTATAAGGGCCTCGTTGCCTACTTCGGCACTCAGGAGGCCACCGCCGAAAAGCTCAAGGTTGATCAAAGCACCGTTTCCGGTTGGGTTCGGGGAAAGCACGGCATGTCTCCGGTGATTGCCAAGCGAGCGGAGACGTTGACCGAAGGTGCTTTCAAAAAAGAATCCCTATGTCCGTCGTTTCCTTGGGCCGAGATGGCCGCCTAAGCGACATCCCTGTCCGCCGATCCATTAAAGCCAGATTAGAAGAGAGCAGCACCCATGGAAACGTCCAGTCAAAGACACAGCGCCCAAACCCGTGACCAGGTGCTGGTGGCGCACGCGGCAAACCAGATCGCACGCACCAGCCTGAGCCAGGACGACTTCGCCCAGGCGCTGAGCCGCGAGCTGCATCTGTCGTGCCCGGAGAAGGCCATTGCTAAAGAGATCCCGGACTTCGCCGCGCTGACCTTGCAGAACGACGTGGCCGATTTCGTGAAGGCGACCGGCCGCTGGCTCAAGCGTGTTCAGCGCTGGCTGTCCGGTGATCAGGAGATGCCTTCCTGGCTGGAGGAGTCGTGGGTCAACGCGCTTGAGCCTGAATTCCGCGATCACTGCATCAACGAGCTGGCCGGAAGGCACGGTCTGATCGGCGCTCGCCAGATGACAAGTGACCAGTGCGCGAATAAAAGCTTCGGCGCGCTGATCCGTGCGCTTGGCGATGTGATCGATACCGGCAGTGAAGTATTCGACGACCAAGTGATGTGCGAAGTCGATTTACCGCACCTACCGGCGTTCGTCGCGCAATGCCGCCAAGTTGAAGCGCGGGCAGGGGAACTGGGGCGGAAGGCTGAAGCCCTGCTTGTGAAGCATCGCCCGAATTTGAAATCCATCGCCTGAGTCCCAGGCACAAAAAAGCCGGGATTGCGCCCCGGCTAATTCATTACCACTTGATAAGGTCGATTATGCAGAGCCAGCCCATTTCAAGCAATACCCCGAACCATGTCGCGACACGTTTTGTTAATTCCGAAAACGTGTCGCGCCTCAAGTCTCGTTCTCAGGGAGTCAAGCAATGACCCCCGACAACATCATCCAGCTGAACAGCAGCAGGGGATTCACCCGTATGGACAACAGCCTGATGGAGGCTTTGGCTACGGTTGACCTGCCAGCGCGCGAACTGCGCGTTCTCATGGCCATTGCACGGCAGACCATCGGCTATCAACTCGAAACCAAGCGCCTGACTGCCGACGATATCGGCAAGCAGACCAACATGCGCCGAGACGTCACGTCGAAAGCGATCAGTCATCTCCTTGAGCGTCGAATCATTTTTCGGGTAGGGGGAAGCCGGGGCGATATCGGGATTTCCCCTATTCGTGAGTGGTCCTTCTATGAAGAAAAACCAGCCAATCTCACTGAGACCAAATCGTCTCACTCAGCCCAAATCGTCTCACTGAGACCTGATGCGAGTGAGACCAAAACGGCAACTTGCCTTCTTTATACAAAGAAAGAACCCCTATTAACTCTTTCTTCGAAAGAGATTAATCCGCCCCGAGAGCAGCCCGAACTGCCGAAGCCTGAACGCAAGGCTCCGTTCGGCATGACCCAGCTGCTGACCGACAACCCGCACAACGTCCCTGAGCAACTGCTGGCCGACTGGCTAACCCAGCGCAAGGCCAAGCGCGCCGCTGTCACCGCCACTGTTTGGTCAACCGTCAACGCTGAGCTGGCCAAATGCGTCGAAGCCGGAATCTCGGCATCCGATGCGATCACCGAAGCGCTGACTTCAGGGTGGCAGGGCTTCAAGGCGTCCTGGGTGATCAAACGCATGGCCGAGTCGGCACCGGCACCGGTCGCCCAGTCCCGTCACACTGGCTTCGCTGATCGCAACTACACCGACGGACTAATCCAGCGGGAGGACGGTAGCTATGCGTTCTGAGTCAGTACAAACGACCCCTGAGTTTCCACCAGGAACTCGCATCCAGCCTGCCGACTGTGACACCCACGGCGAGTTTGAGCAGAAGATCTTCTCGGTCATCGGCCGTGAGCTGAAGACCGGTTGCCCCGAGTGTTCCCGCATTGCCCAGGAAGCGACGGATGAGTCCGAGCGCCAGAGCAAGGCGCTGATGCTCCGCATGGCCATGGAGCGCAAGCTTGGCTCGGCGCTGATCCCGAAGCGCTTCGCTAGCAAAACCTTCGAAAGCTACGTGGCCACCACCGCCGAGCAGCAAAAGGCGCTGAACACCTGCCGCCGGTACGCCGCTGAGTTCTCGCAGATCGCCGAGTCGGGTCGCTGCCTGTTGCTGCTGGGCAAGCCTGGCACCGGCAAAACGCACCTGTCCGTGGCGATCGCGAACGACATCATGGCCCGGTCGAGCGCTACCGCCGCGTACCGCACCGTCGGCTCGGTCCTGCAAGCCATTCGCGCCACCTACGACCGGACCAGCGAGCAGAGCGAAAGCCAGATTCTGGCGAGCCTCATCAGCCCGTCGCTATTGATCCTCGACGAGATCGGCGTCAGCAAGGAAAAGTCCAGCGACTTCGAGCTGACCACGCTGTTCGCAATCATCAACGGCAGGTACGAGGAGCAGCGCCCGACGGTCATCGTTTCGAACCTGGATGCCAAGGCGTTGCCTGCCGCCATCGGTGAGCGCTGTGCGGATCGTCTGCGGGAGGGCGGCGTGATCGTCATTCCGTTCGAGTGGGAATCTCAGCGCGGCAAAGAGGGCTTTTGATGACTATCGACAAAGAGAAATTGAAGGCGCTGCTTTGGGCTGAAGCCGCCTCATATCGAGCCGACTGCGCTGACTGGAAGCGCAACACCGAAGCGCTGCAAGACTTCCTCGGCGAGAAGACCGTCGAGGAAGTGGCGCTGGAGCTGCTGGCCGAGAACGAGGCGCTGCGCAAGGATGCCGAGCGGTATCGATGGTTGCGCGAGGGCGAATCCGGAAGCGCTCAAGATCGAATGGTCCGAGTTTTTATGCGCGAAGCGCTTGATCAAGAGATCGATTGCGCCATTAAACGGGAAACTCGGCCATGACCGATAAAATCTCCGTCAACTGCCAGGCCAAGCTCACCGAGGCCATCACCAGCCTGACCACCATGTACAAGGACAAGAAGTTCGTCGTGGTCTCCCTTCGCCCGGGCAAGGACCGCACGCTCGATCAGAACTCGTTGTGGTTTGGGATGTACAAGCGAATCGCCGAGATGACCCAGATCGGCGATGCGTCGGACGCCCGGCGCTACTGCAAGCTGCACTTCGGCGTGCAGATCCTGCTGAACGAGGACGCCGGTTTTCAGTTTGAGTGGTACCGGGTGATGCGCCACCTCCCGTACGAAACGAAACTGGCCATGATGGGGGAATGTCATTTGTTCGGCCCTGACGGTTTCCCCGTGACCAGCCTGTTCAATCGCGCCCAGGGCATCCAGTACACCGACCGCATCGCCGCGTTCTTCACCGGCCAGGGCGTTGTCTTCACCGATTTGCTGAGCAAGGAAGCCGCATGAAGCGCACTCCACTTCAGCGCAAAACTCCGCTCACTTCGGGCGGCAACCGCAGAAAGCGCTGCCCGTCATGCCGCGTGATGTTCACGCCTGCGCGCGACTCCCAAGCTGTGTGCGGAGAGATCGAGTGCGCCATCGCTCACGGGCAGTCAGAGAAGGGCCGGGCAACCACGCGTAAAGCCCTGGCGGATGTCGAGCGCCGCGAGATCAAGGTCCGCAGGGAGAAGCTGAAGAGCAGGCCGGAACATCTCAAGGACACGCAGATCGCCTTCAACGCCTGGGTGCGTGAGCGGGATGCCGAGCTGCCATGCATCAGCTGCGGCCGGCACCACCAGGGCAAGTACGACGCGGGGCATTACCGAACCGTCGGCAGCAACCCTGCACTGCGCTTCGAGCCCCTGAACTGCCACCGCCAGTGTTCCCCGTGCAACACCCAGCTGTCCGGGAACATCGTGAATTATCGCATCGCGTTGGTTAAGAGAATCGGCGCCGAGCAGGTCGAGTGGTTGGAAGGCCCGCATGAGCCGAAGAAGTACACCGTCGAAGAACTGAAGGCAATGACCGCCGACTACCGGGCAAAAACAAAAGATCTGAAGGGGAGAGCAGCATGACCTATCGCAACGTGGTATCCGCAGTAGTCCGGGCGCTCGCCGCCGAAACCATCAACTCCGCCGGCGGCTGCGATTTCGAGCCAAAGGTGCAGTGCGCAAAGCAGAAGGGGGAGATCCTCGGCAAGGAGGCGGCATTCCTCACTGACTGCTGGGTGTTCGGCAGGTTACACAAGTCATTGTCGGCTGCGCACTGGCGGGCCTTGGTGGCGAAGTACTCTACCCACGACGAACGCAAGCATGGGGCGATCCTAGAACTGATCAAAACTGCACAGTCACCGGCACCGCAACGCTTCCGGGAATGCGCAGTGCTGACTTGGGCAATCCCGCAAGTTGCCGGTACAGAGGGCAAGCGGTCCGCCGCGGTCCTGCCTGCTGCCTGGTACGACATCACCAACTGGGACAACGACGGCAAGCCGGAATCAACCCGGTACCGGTGGCGAGCCAACATCCGCAAAGCGCTCGACGACCAAGTGAACGAGGCGCTGACTGCGGCGCAGGAGTTGCTGGACTCAGAGGGCCTGATCGAAAGTTTCGCGGCGTAGCAAATAGCCATTGCATTGAGTGAGAAAGTGAGAGAGTATTTATACATCCTGTCGTTTTTGCGTGTGATGCGGTCCGACAGGGTGTAGAGATTTTTGGATAACTCGCGTTATGGACCAGGGGACGAGCAATCTATCCGCTGCAGCAGGAAAATTACTCCTAGCATTCCTTTTAACCGTTGGCTTGTATTTCTCAGCAACCTTAATAGCAATGCCGATTACGGCGGTACTGACCGTAGCCACAGGAGCAATTATGATAATGAAAAGTCTGATCTCGTCTGGTTTGTTTGTTTTAGCTGGGCTAGGGGTTAACTGCTGTTCTTCACTCCTGTTATCCAAAAAACTTTGATAGAGAAAGCCCGGCCAAGCGTCGGGCTTTTTGCATTTTTGGGATAGTGACCGAGCAGCCTAACGTTGAAGGAGTGCGCATGGAGAGCGCACCGGTAGTTAGCCTCTGAGGTGCCCGCTACTCGGTAATACCAAGCACGGTACGGGTTGGATATGTCCATCCAACCCATTGCAGTGACGGGCAATTAACTGTGGTTTATTTTTTATCAAAATCCGAGTGGAACGGTATTTAACGAGTAGAAAATCACTGTGAACATTATGAAAACAGTGAGTAGGCCTAGGATAATCGAGCTAAAGATGTGAAATTTCTGTGATGTAGGCTCTGTTTTAAAACTTTGCAGGATCCATATCAATGCGATTATGGTCAGAAAAATAGTCATTACTAGCCCGACCCAGTTTACAAAAACTATGAATCCAGAATTAAAGTTGGCACCTATCATGGGTTGCTGAAGATACTGGAGACCCAACGCTAGCGTTGCGCATATCCCGAGATGCTTAATTCCGTCAAAAAAAGTTTTGACATCGTCCAAGAAGTTTTTTTTGCTTTGTTCGTCGCTATGCATGATTCATCTTCGAGCTTTTATGGTGGGGCTGGATAGTATCAAAAAGCCACTGCTAGTCGGAGCGTTTTATTTTTTCAATGCCATCGTATTCATTCGCCCAGCACTCGGAATCGGTATGGGGAAGGCTAAAACGCCGAGCTAGTAGGTCGGCGAGGAGAGTTGCTAAGTGGTGGCGAAAAAGACCTTGCACCTATTTATGGCCTCAGCATTTGCTGGGGCTTTTTCGTTTTCGGCTCCACCACACCCATCGCTCTGAGCTGGGAGTGCTGTTGGAGCGGAATCAATTGCACGGGCTGGCGGGCATAGGCACAGCCCATCGGCACGCGCTTAGATGAGAGCCAGGCTATCGACCTCTCGCGCTGTTGCTGGGTCGACCATGCGGGAGCGACGAAATACACCGGTTGCGACAAGGGCATCTATGACTGGAACGGTAGCTTGTCGAGTGTTGCGACTGGCGGCGTGCGCAAAGTCACGCAAGATGAAGTCGACGCTGTAATCCTTGATTTCATCTCTGTTGGCATTGGATTTACCGACCACCAGTTCACGATTTTCTCCAAAGGCTTCGACAAGCTGTCGCACCGCAAACCGGGCAGAAGTTCGCGACTCTGGGAGGTTTATCCAGATATCTAGCGGGTCAACGATCGTCTCTTGAGTCAATCGCAGCTTGACGTTCAGCGTATGCAGAGCAGCTTCAAGTTGCTCCATCTTCGATGTGTGCAGGAAGTCCACAAGGCGATCTCCTTGGGCCTGGTGCACGCCGAGCAACCGGCACAGATCAGCTTTGCGCATGTCCCGCTCCATCATGGCATTCCACAGAACAATCTTTGCTACGGTAACCGCCGGCAAGTGAACAACGAGCTCGTCAGCATCGGGCGCAGATGCCGCAGGAATTGCACGACGTTCATCGACATAGATCGACAGAGTTGTCTCGATGCCGTCTACAGCTTCGCTCACAGCGTGCTGCTCGTCATCGCCGTAGCTGTGAAATTGCGGCAAGTCACGGCAGAACACGGCGAGCCCAGGTGTGTCATCCCGCTCAAAACGGATTGCATAGTCGTACATGGTCACTCCTTCTGGAGGTGATGAGTTCAATTCAGATGTGGGGGCTCTCAGAGCCCCAGTTGTTTAATGATCGCCTTGCGGGTCGGTTCCGGCATTTCCTTGCTGCCGTGATCCGCGAAGGTGGTCTTGTTGCCGTTTGGGGCGGTGACTTTGAAGTGGCTTCCTTTGCCTGCTTCGAAGGTCACCCCTTGGGCCTTCAACCATCGTCTGAACTCGCTGAACTTCATCACCTCGCCTCGTTGTTTGGATGAGTCGATTCTACAACACATTTGTTGTAATACAACAAATATGTGTTATTTCTTAAATCATGCCCACGGAGTCGAGCGCATGGAGCTTCTCTACCGCCTGCTCGACAGGTTGGATACATGGTTCACAGCTGGACTGCTCGGGGCTATCGCCGCTAGCTGGTGGCACCGGGACGACCTGGTCGACCGGAAGGCCTGGGTGATCTTCATCTTCTCGGGCGCTGCCTGCGCTCACTACCTGACGGGGTTGGTCAGCACCTACCTCGGCGTGGTCGAGCCTCGCAGCGTTGCCGGTATCGGCTTCCTGCTTGGCACCTTCGGCGGATCGCTGATTGCTGCAATTACCCGCGCCATTAAAGCCGCTGACCTCTGGGCATTCATCCGCCAGCGGTTCGGGGGAGGCAATCCACCATGAATTACGAACTGATCAACTCCATCGCGGTTGGCCTGATTTCGCTGTGGGCCACCTGGTGCGTACTGAGCGGGAAGGTGAGGGACGGCATTCTTGGGAAGCTGATCTACTCGACGATCGCCATTAGCGGTTTTGTGGTGATGGTGCGAAGTCAGAACATCTTCTTCGGACCAACCACCGCCGGACTTACGCTGCATGTGTCCCTGGCACTGGCCGGCGCCCGCCACATCTTCATGGTCACGTTCTGGCAGCCAGTGAAAGCCTGGCTCTGCCGCACGCTGAACTGCGAGCACTGCATGGCCTGCGACAAAATCGGCAAAGCAGCTGAGAGAAAAAGCCCATGACGCTACTTCGGTTGGTTCCGGCGTGGTTGTGGGTCGTCCTTGTTGCACTGATATCCGTCGGCTACCTCTCATGGCGACTGGATACCGTGAAGGCTGACCGAGCACTCATCGCGACCGAGCTCGACACTGCCAAAGCCCGGGTGACGTCACTCGGCAACACGCTGCGCCTGCAACGCCAAATCACTGATGACATCAACCGAGTCTCCGATGATGCGAAAGACAAGGCTGAACATGTTACGGCTGCCGTTGTTATTGCTGACGGCCGCGCTCGCAGCTTGCAGCAGCAAATTACCAACCTCATTGCCACCCGAAAGTCCTGTGCTGCCGAGGTTGCCAGCGGAGGCAAGGCAAGAGCCGACCTTACCGTTCTGCTCGCCGACTTGCGTAGAAGCGCTGACGAAACAGCGGGAAGCCTGGCAGCAGCGCTTGATCGAAGCCGAATAGCCGGCTTTGCGTGTGAGGCTGCATACAGCGCCGCACAGAAGAACAGGTAAGCCGCGACACGTTTCGCCAATCAGCAAATTGTGTCGCGACATTGGAGAGAGCATGAACAACGTCACCCGCCTGCGCCACGCTCTATCGATGAGCCCGGACATCAACAAGGCCGTCAACGATCTGGATAGCGCCATCGCCAAAGCGGTAGACGCTGCCAAGGCTGCGGGCCTGCCTCAAGGCTTGCTCGTATCAATCTTGCACGGGCACGCCCAGGTGCAGACGAACATCATGGTGAGCTGAATGGCCGCAGAGATTCACGACCTGGCCGATCACAGACCGCACCTGACGGTTGCGGCCGAAGACGGCGTACATGTGATCCCTCTGGCCCTGGTGCGCGAAGTTGTCTCGGGTGGCAAGCCATCAAGCATCCTGACCGAGCCTGTGGTTCGCCGAATCATTGCAGAGTGGATAGAGCGAGTGACCACATGAGCGTGAAGGTCGTTGAGTTCAAGCGGGAAGACTGGCGCGACGCCGCCAAAACCCTGCGCAAGATTGCCGATGATCTCGATGCCGGTGTGCATCCTGATTGCTCTGTAGGCGCCCTGACTCTGATCGGCCCCAAAGGCGAGGTCACTGTGTTCGGGCTTGGGCCTAAGTGTGACGACCTACAGTGCCTGGGTGCCATGCGCCTGGGTGAGCAGAAGCTGATTGAGGTGCTGTTGGATGCTGATGACTGACGGCTTGAGCGGATCAGGTAAGAACGAACTGGCCCAGTATTGCCATCATGGTGATCACCAATACAGCAAGCCCTACCGCAGATGTCCATTCGGATTCTGGTGATTGGGAAAACCATGAGCCTTTCGCCGGATACTTCCCGAGCGTGACTACCCGCATTACGGGCCATCCGATAGGGAAACAGATTGCGCGAAATACCGTTTCAACCAGTATGTCCATCAAGATCGCGAGTCCTTTGCTGGGTCAGTGTGCCGCAGGTAAGTGCGGCACGGATGGATCACTTAACCTTCAGCGCTTCCTGAATTTTATCTGCATAGCTGGACAAGTGATCAAGCTCTCTCACGAGACTCATTCCTTCCGCACTCGAAGCTTTGCTGGCAATCAGCTCCAAGGCTACTGCCACTGCATGCCCGCGTCGCCGCTCTGCGGTGTAGTCGGTATCCGCTGCGTCTTTGACCGACTGGTGAATAGTGCTGGACATATCTACCTCCTTGCGATGAGTTGATCCTCACAAATACCGGCAACACGCCATTATTACAAGCTCAGGGTGACTCATGGGCCGGCCATATCCTCCAGCTTCACTGAGTGAGTTCTCCGAACTATCCGACTTAGCCATCCGCCTTGCGCCAGCCCCCGATGTGTGGGAGTGGCTCCAAACCGAGATCCTTGCCGAAGAAGGCAGCATTCACAACGAAGACCATGCCCATCTACTGGATGCAGACATCCGGGTGATGTGGGCCTCGTCGAGTTTCGAGAAGCAAGGCCGCACAGTCCTGGGCCAAGCCGAACAGGTAGCGTTCCGCGCCGGTAGATGGCAGAAGGCTCGAATGGAGCAACAGATGCGTGATTGGTTCGGCGATGTGCCGGGCTTCATCATCACCTTGGCTGCCGATTACTGCGCCCAGTGCTCAGACGCTGACTTCTGCGCACTCATCGAGCACGAGCTCTACCACATTGCCCAGGCGACTGATAAGTACGGCCAACCAGCCTTCACCGAAGAGGGCGCTCCAAAGCTGAAGCTGCGCGGCCATGACGTCGAAGAGTTCGTCGGTGTGGTCCGCCGCTATGGTGCAAGCCCTGACGTTCAAGCGTTGGTGGATGCTGCAAACAGTCCTGCTGAGGTGGGGAAATTGAACATATCGAGGGCCTGCGGAACCTGTCTGCTCAGATCGGCCTGACCCCTGACAGACCTAAGACGGAAATTACCCTATGGCAGCCCTGAACAATGAGGTGAAAGGCTTCATGGTTCAGGCCTTGGCGTGCTTCGACACTCCTTCACAGGTTGCAGCTGCTGTCCGAGAGGAATTCGGCATTGAGGTCACCCGCCAGCAGTGCGAGGCCCAAGACCCGACTAAGCGTGCAGGCCGTGACTTGGCGAAGAAGTGGGTGACGCTGTTTCACGACACCCGTAAGCGGTTCCGTGAAGAAACGGCAGAGATCCCGATCGCGAACCGTGCATTCCGACTCCGCGCCATGAACCGATTCGTGGAAAGAGCCGAGACGATGAAGAACATCGGCCTGGCCATGCAGATCTTGGAGCAGGCCGCGAAAGAAACCGGCGACATGTACGTCAACCGCAACCGGAAGGATGAACCTGGCGATGAGCCGGCAATCCCCACCCGCATTCAAGTAGACGTGGTGGATGCGAGGAAGCCGAATGCCGAGCCTTAACGTTCCGCAGGCTCACTTTCTCACGCTGCCCCACAAATTCCGCGCATTCGTTGCAGGGTTCGGCTCAGGCAAGACTTGGGTGGGATGCTCGGCGCTGTGCAAGCACTTCATGGAGTGGCCGGGTGTCAACGCTGGCTACTTCGCACCGACATACCCGCAGATCCGGGACATCTTTTATCCGACCGTGGAAGAGGTGGCCTACGACTGGGGGCTGAAGACCAAGATCAACCAGGCGAACCATGAAGTTCACATTTACAGCGGTCGGCAGTATCGCGGCACTGTGATTTGCCGGTCGATGGAGAAGCCTCAGACCATCGTCGGCTTCAAGATTGGCCATGCGCTGGTGGATGAGCTGGACGTGCTGACGTCGATCAAGGCGCAGCAAGCCTGGCGCAAGATCATTGCCCGGATGCGTTACAACCTGCCCGGGCTGAAGAACGGGGTGGACGTCACCACGACGCCGGAAGGCTTCAAGTTCGTCTTCTTGCAGTTCGTGAAGCAGCTCCGCGACAAGCCGAAGCTGAACGAGATGTACGGCCTCGTGCAGGCGAGCACGTTCGATAACGAGCTGAACCTTCCAGGCGACTACATCGAGTCGCTGATGGAGTCGTATCCGCCGCAGTTGATCCTTGCGTACCTGAACGGCCAGTTCGTCAACCTGACGTCTGGATCGATCTACCACACCTATGACCGCAAGCTGAACCAGTGCTTCGACACTGTGCAGCCGGGCGAGCCGCTGTTCATCGGCATGGACTTCAACGTCGGCAAGATGGCGGCTGTGACTCACGTCAAGCGCGACCAGGGCCTGCCCCGTGCAGTGGATGAGCTGATGGATGGCTATGACACGCCGGACATGATCCGTCGCATCAAGGAACGCTACTGGGAGCACACCGGCAACGACTACAAGAAGACCTGCGAGATTCGGATCTACCCGGACGCCTCCGGTGATTCGCGCAAGTCGGTCAACGCCAGCGTCACCGATATCGCCATGCTCAAGCAGGCAGGTTTCACGGTCATCGCGCCGGCGGCCAACCCTCCGGTCAAGGATCGGATCAACGCTATGAACGCCATGTTCTGCAACGCGCAGGGCGAGCGGCGTTACCTGGTCAACCCGTTCACCTGCCCGACGTATGCCGATGGCCTTGAGCAACAGATCTGGGCGCCCAACGGCGAGCCGGACAAGAGCCAAGGCAACGACCACGCCAACGACGGCGGTGGTTACTTCATTCACCGCGAGTACCCGATTATCAAGCCGGTCACCGCTATCAAAATGGGATTCGCCCGATGAGCAACGACGTCTCCTTCAAGCGGGCGGATTACATCGAAGTGCTGGAGCGTTGGGCTACCGTCCGCGATATCTGTGCCGGTCAGCACCGGGTGGTTTCTCGGCTGCCGTACATCAACGCTCACGACAAGTCGTCTGAGAACGCTGACCGGAATAAGGCATATCGCGAGCGCGCCGTATTCAAGAACGCTACTGGGCACACACGCAACGGCTTGCTGGGCTTAGCCTTCCATAAAGACCCGACGCTCGATGTACCGAAGAAGCTGGAGTATTTGCAGGACAATGCCAACGGCTCGGGAGTGAGCATCTACCAGCACTCGCAAGGCACGCTTGAAAAGGTGCTGGAGGCTGGTCGGCACGGCTTGTACGTCGATTACCACCAAGACAATGCTGCTGGTGGTCGATCGGTGATCCTGTCGTATTGCGCCGAAGACATCATCAACTGGCGCACCGGCATGGTGAATGGTCACAACGTTCTGACGCTGGTCGTACTACGGGAGATGCTGGAGGTTGAGGACGGTTTCGGCTTCAAGGTGATCGAGCAGTTCCGTGAGCTTGCGCTTGAGACTGATGGCTTTGTTTGCCGAGTTTGGCGTCGGTCCGGTCCGAGAGGTGGTGGGCCGCTTGAGGTCACGGATACATTCACTCCTGAAGGAATCACCGGGCGGCTCAAGGAAATCCCGTTCACCTTCGTCGGCGCGCAAAACAACGATCCGTCAATCGACGAGTCGCCGCTGTACGACATTGCGATGATCAATCTGGGGCATTACCGCAACAGTGCTGACTACGAAGACAGCGTCTTCTGGTGTGGCCAGGCTCAGCCGTGGATTTCTGGCTTGGATGAGCAATGGCGTGACTGGATGGAGAAGAACGGTGTTTACGTCGGCTCCCGCGCCCCGATGATGCTACCTAGTGGTGGCGCGTTCGGATATGCACAGCCATTGCCGAACACTCTGGTCAGGGAGGCAATGAACGACAAAAACCAGATGATGATCGAGCTGGGCGCCCGAATGGTTGTCGCCTCACTTGCGGCAAAAACCGCTACCGAGTCCCGCGGTGATCAGTCTGCATCGACTTCGGTGCTGGCTGGCTGCGTGGCTAACGTCAGCGAAGCCTATACCCGGGCAATCATGTGGTGCGGTCAGTACATGGGTGTTTCCGACAAGGTCGCATACCAGGTCAATCAGGAATTCGTTGAGCTGACGGCTGATCCGCAGATGATCACGGCCTTGGTTGGCCTGTGGCAGAACGGTGGCTTCGCGAAAGCGGATCTGCGGACTTACCTACGCAAACTGGGCTTGATTGCCCCGGAGCGCACGGACTTGCAGATTGATGGCGAGCTTCAAGAGCAGGGCGACGGCCTAGGCCTGGATGATGAGGTAACACCAAATGGCGGCAAACCAAGCAATCCTTGACGCCACGATCAGGCACGCGGTCTTTCTCGAAAAGCTCAAGGCGGGAGAGGTCGGCAAGTTCGCGCCTTTCCTCAAGGAGATCGACCGCTCGATCCGTGATCGGCTCACCCAGTCGGACCTGACCGAGTACAACGTCAAACGGCTTGAAGCGCTGCTGAAGGAAGTCGACAGCCTGCTGCTGGGCATTTTCGACCGATACAGCTTGCAGCTGAACATCGACCTGATCGACATTGCCAACTATGAAGCTGAGTTCGAAGCCACAAGCCTGGCCAGGTCTGCGCCGGTCGGCGTATCGCTCGACGTTGCAGCGCCTACGGCGGCGGCCATCAGGGCGGCGGTGCTGACGAATCCACTCAGTGTGCGGGGCACCGGTGGCGGCAAGCTGCTGAAGTCTTTCATCAAGGGCTGGAGTACGGCCGAGCGTGAGCGTGTCACCGGCACGATCCGGCAGGGCTTCTTCGAAGGGCAGACGAACTTCCAAGTCATCCGTAACATTCGCGGCACCAAGGTGGCGGGGTACAAGGACGGCATCCTGGCAACGACCAATCGCAATGCCAGCACGGTCGTGCACACCGCGATTCAGCATGTGTCGTCGCAGGCGCGCATGGAGGTGGCCAAGGCGAACACGGATATCGTGGCTGAGATTGAAATGGTCGCCACGCTCGACAGCAAGACCAGCCAGCAATGTCGCTCGATGGACAAGCGGCGCTTCCCGGTCACATCTGGGCCAAGGCCGCCGTTCCACCCAAACTGCCGCACAACGTTCATTCTGCTTACAAAGCTCAGCGAGATGTTCGCCAAGGGTGCAACGCGGGCTTCGGTCGGTGTGGATGGTGCGGGCCAGGTCAGTGCGAGCCTCGACTATTACCACTGGCTCCAACAGCAGCCGGCGTCGTTTCAGGACGTGGCAATCGGGCCGGTGCGGGCAAAGCTTTTTCGCGAGGGCGGGCTGAGCGTCGAGCGTTTTACGGAGTTGCAACTCGATCGGAACTTCGCGCCGCTGACGTTGGTGCAGATGAAAGGCTTGGAGCCCTTGGCATTTGAAAGGGCGGGTTTGGCTTGAAATAGTGATTGGCTTCGTTAAGGTGTCTTCGACATAGACAGGGAGTTACAAATGCACCTTACCAAGCCAGACATTCCATATTTGACCAGCGAGATCATCGGCACTGATGAAGGTTGTGGGATTTTCATCCCTGCTAACCGAATGCTTTATCAGTTTGTGAGAGATAACCCGAGCAATACTGACAAGGCGCAGATCGCGTCTAAGGCATTGATCATTGGACGAAGTCTCTCTGCATCTGCAGAACGGCGAACACCGAGCGAAGTGGACCCTGTCACTGGTACAGCAAACTTCTATGACCTGCTGGGACAGACTATTGCCGACTCGATGGTGGCTGAGTTGCTCGATATGCTGGATGAGCACCAGGAACTCACGTCCATGTTGGTGGGCGACGTTGTAAAGGTCCACGCTTTTCTATGCGATGCAGTCACCAAAATAACCGAGAAAGATTGCAGTAGCTTCTCTTCGAAATATCTCCATTTTCATCGCCCAAAGCTATTTCCGATGATGGACTCGAGAGCTCGTACGGCTTTGAAATGGGTGGCAGACGAGCAAGACTGGGTTTTCGCACATACAACGGCAGGACAATCTAAAAACTACAGAGTTTACGTGGATCACTTCCTTCGAGCCCGCCAGCTTTACGAGGACTACCTGGAGCGGCCATTAAGCTTGAGAGAGATGGATAACATCCTTCTGAACCGATTCGACTTATACATTTGACGATCATGAATCTAACCCGCTTCGGCGGGTTTTTTTATGCCTGAAAAGCGGGCAACACATACCCAAGGGGTGCATCAACGTGGCAGAAGAAAACGAAATCGACCTGGATAACCCGGCAATCAAGGCTGCTATCGCGACTGCAGTTGAAGCATCCGTTTCTGGCTTGAAAACCAAGAACACGGAGCTGCTGGGCAAGCTGAAAGACACTACTGGCAAGCTGACCCTGTTCGAAACTCAGTTTGAAGGCATCGATATCGACGCCGTCAAAGGGCTGCTCAGTCGGGCGGGGCAGGATGAAGAAACCAAGCTGCTGACCGAGGGTAAGGTAGACGAAGTTTTCAACCGGCGCACTGAACGCCTGCGCGGCGATTACGACAAACAACTGAAGACCGTAACCGGCCGTGCCGAGAAGGCTGAAGCCTTCGCCGCCAAGTTCCAGGGCAAAGTCCTGGGCGACTCGGTGCGCGGCGCAGCGCTGAAAGCCGGCGCACTCCCGGAAGCAACCGACGACATCATCCTGCGCGCCAAGGGCGTGTTCTCACTGAATGACGAGGGTGAAGCGGTCGCCGTCGATGAGTCTGGCCAGACCATCCTCGGCAAAGACGGCAAAACCCCACTGACTCCGCTCGAATGGGCGGAATCACTGCGCGAAAGCGCGTCTCACCTGTGGCCAAGGGCCTCAGGAACACAAGCCCCGGGCGGGGGTGGCGGCCAGGCTGCATTCAAACGCTCCGAAATGACCTCCGAGCAAAAGCGCGATTACCAGCGCAAGCACGGCCAAACCGCATATCTGCAATTGCCCAAGTAAGGGGATTCACCCATGGCTACAACTGTTAACAGCGACCTGATTATCTACAACGATGAGGCGCAAACCGCATACCTGGAGCGCGTCCAGGACAACCTCGACGTGTTCAATGCATCGTCCAACGGCGCGATCGTTCTCGACAACGAGTTGATTGAAGGCGACTTCCGCAAGCGCTCCTTCTACAAGATCGGAGGCTCGCTGGAACACCGCGACGTCAACTCCGTAGGCAAGGTAACCGCCAAGAAGATCGGCGCCGGCGAAGCTGTTGGCGTCAAAGCGCCGTGGAAGTACGGCCCGTACCAGACCACCGAAGAGGCGTTCAAGCGTCGCGGTCGTCCGGTCGATGAGTTCTCCCAGATCATTGGCGCCGATGTGGCCGACGCCACCCTGGAAGGCTTCATCCAGTATGCCACTGCTGCGCTGCGGGCTGCTATCAGCTCCAACGCCGGCATGGTGGTCACCGCCAACATCGAAACCGACGGCAAGAAGACCCTGACTCGCGGCATGCGCAAGTTCGGCGACAAGTTTGGTCGAATTGCCCTGTGGGTCATGCACTCGAGCGCTTACTTCGACATCGTCGATGAGGCCATTGCCAACAAGGTCTACGAAGAAGCTGGCGTCGTGATCTACGGTGGCCTGCCGGGCACCCTCGGCAAGCCGGTACTGGTGACCGACACCGCTCCGGCAGATGTGATCTTCGGCCTGCTGCCGAATGCCGTGGTGATCACCGAATCCCAGGCCCCGGGTTTCCGTTCGTACAACGTGGACGACGAGGAAAACCTCGGTATCGGCTACCGCGCCGAGGGCACCGTCAACATCGACGTGCTGGGTTACAGCTGGAAGGACTCCGCCGGCGGCGCGAACCCAACTTTGGCGGCCGTTGGTTCGGCAGCCAACTGGGTCAAACACTCCGACAGCGACAAGGTCACCGCCGGCGTGATGATCACCCTGACGACCACTCCTTAACGCTCACCCCTTAAAGCGGCCAGAGATGGCCGCTTCGGAGATTTCCATGGACCTCATCTATTCCACTCAAAGCTCTGGATTTGATCCAGACAAGCGCTACCGTAACCCGGAGCACTTCGACCGTCCGGAAGCGGGTGTGACCGGTATTGTTGTGGTTGGTGAATGGCCGAAAGTGGTCGAAGCCTACGAGAATATTGGCGTCGAAGTGACCGCGATAGAAGCGGAGTCGCGCCAGGTGCTTGTTGTTGGGGCTGGTGATAACAAGGCTGAACTCCAAGAGCTGATCGGCAAGCTGCGCATCGAAAGCGATATGGTCCGCGCTGTCATTGATGGGCTTGACTCTGGCGTGATTGAAAGGCCGGAAGCCGGCGAGCTCGCAATCCGCCTGTTTCAGGCGCTCGACGGTATTCGCGTGCAGATGGCTGACTTGTCCAGGGCGCGCGACGATCTCGCAACGGAAAACGAGACGCTGCGCAACCAGCTCGCCGAACTGAGGGCGGACGAAGGCGTGGAAGTCGAGGCCATGAAGGCTAAGCTCGAAGCTGCTGGCGTTCCCTACCGGGCCAACGCCTCCAAAGAATCCTTGGAAAAGCTCGTCGCTGATCTGTCCAAGGCGTGATACTGCTGGCTGACGGTAAGCCGACGGCCAATCATTCAAAGCTCAATCCAGCGAGTTGATCCATGACACTCATCATCGAGGACGGCACCGGCAAGTCAGACGCCGAAAGCTACGCGAGCGCTGCGGACCTGGTCATGTACGCCGTGAAGTTCGGCGTCACCATCCCTGCGGACGAGCCAGCGCGAGAAGCACTGCTTCGCCGGTCCGCCTTGGCGATGGATGGCAAGACCTGGAAGGGACGTAAGACGGACAGTGATCAGGCTTTGGCCTGGCCGCGCCGCGGTGTTGAACTGGACTGCCAGATCAAGCCCGATAACTACCTGCCGGCTCGCATCCAGTACGGCCAGATGGCCTTGGCCGCTGAGATCCATACCGACGACATCGACCCGGTGGAAAAGCGCAAAGGCGCAATCACCCTGGAGCGTGTTGAAGGGGCGGTAACTCGCGAGTACGCGACGATTTCCAACACCAGCGGCCGACTGTTGCCAGCGGCACCGGATCGGCCGAGCGCTGCGCAGTTCGCTGACTACCTACAGAAACGGGGTCTGTTCGCCGTTAGGGCTTAGTGCTAGCGTTACTCGCTCTTACAACGGGAGTAACGCTATGACTCAGATGGAAGCATGGGCGCACTTTGCAGGACAGGCACTGGCAGGGGTTATTGCTGGTAAAGACGGATCGGTATCCACGAGCTACGCCGCTTCAAGAGCGGCAGAAAATGCGGACGAACTGCTTGAGCATTACAAGGCGAAGTATGAGGAGCTAACAGGCTCTCCGCCCCCATTCAGTTAATAAAGATTTCGGAGTCCATCATGGCCATTTACGAAGAAATGGCCGTGATGGCTCTGGAGATGATCACAGAGTTCGGCCAGCCCGTGACCATCAGAAAGCTTGAGCCAGGCGAATACGATCCTGAGACGGGATCGGCTGGACCTGACACCATCACTGACCAGACTGCTCAGGGTATTCTGCTCGACTTCACCGGTCAGGAGTTCCAAAACAACAGCCTCATCAAACAGGGCGACAAGAAGCTCAAGATTGCCGCGCAGGGGCTGGCATGGGCACCTGATCTGTTGAACAAGGTGATTTCCCAAGGTCGCACTTGGTCAATCGTCCCTCCCTTAAAGGAGATCAACCCAGCCGGGACGGTAGTCCTCTACGAACTGCAACTCCGATCATGATCTGGACAAAGATTTCAGGGCGTAATAGCGTTATGCCTTAACTTTCCAGCATTGAGCAAAATATATGGATATTCGCGGCATCTTTACCGTGGTCGGCATAGCAACTTTTTTTTCAGCTGCAGCCCATGCGGACACCGACGTAAAAAAAGAGATCATTGATCGGTGCAAGGTTCAGATGGGGAGTTACGGGTCAGCAATGGTAAAAGCTTGCGTTGATCAGGATCTAAGTGCAGTCGCTGAAATCAACCAGATCCCTGACGAGTACAAAAAAACTGTTGCGCGATGCATGAAACAGATGCGCCAGTACGGATTTTCTATGGTCAAAGCCTGCGCTGATCAGGATATTGAAGCTGACAAGGCTCTCAAGGAGTATTGAGCTGAAATAGCGTGAGATCCTGATAGGTTTCCATGCGCGCAATCAATTACTCGTCGTAGTAAAGACCCGCCATTCAGCGGGTTTTTTCATATGGATGGTGCGGGGGGAGTTGTGTCTTCAAAATACTCAAATCAATCCGGCAGCTTCGCCCTGAGCCTCGCCGAGTTCGCGGCCCAAGCCACAAAAGCCATCGATGCCAACCTGCGCGAGATCATCATCGAGGTCGGCAGCAGCGTCATTCGCATGTCACCCGTAGGCAATCCCGAGATTTGGGCGCAGAACGTGGTAGCTCGCCAGTACAACAAAGCCGTCGACGATCACAACTCCGAGCTTCGCAGTGATCCCGCCAACCTGACGAAGGCTGGCCGACTCAAGCCAGGCCGTAAGCTGAACGATGGAATGGATATCGTTGCACCGGAAGGCTATGTCGGTGGGCGGTTCCGAGCCAACTGGCATCTTTCGATTGATGTCGTCGAGAACGTGACCTTTGACGAGGTTGACCCAAGCGGCCAGGAGACGATTGCTGCACTTGTCTCCGCAGTCAGCGACTTCACCGCCGGCCAGACTGCGTACCTCATCAACAACCTGCCGTACGCAATTCCGCTCGAGTTCGGGCATTCGACCCAGGCGCCTGGCGGCATGGTCCGCATCACTGTGGCCCGCTTCCAGCAGATCGTGCAGGAGGCCATCAGGAACAACCAGATATGAGCCACAACATCATCGCCTCGATCTACGAGGCCAAACTGATCAACTGGGCTAAAGCGTTGCCGGTACCGCTGAAGGTCGTCGTCGAGAACGAGGCGTACGCGCCAGTTAGCGGTGCAACCTACCTGAAGGCCTTCACACTGCCGGCCGACACCGCGAGCGATACGCTCGGCGGCGACCACAAGCTGTACACCGGCGTGTTTCAGGTCAGCATCGTGACGCCATCCGGCAAGTACCGAGGCGCAGCCGGTGCGCTGGCAGACCAGATCGCCAGCTTGTTCCCGCTGTACGAACGAAACACGAAGGGCGCGCTGACGGTGGTGACAATGAGCCCGGTCGACCCTGGCCCAGGCATGCCCGACGACACCACGTTCACCGTGCCTGTGTCGTTTATGTACCGAGCCGATGTTAGCTAAAACTGGACTTAATCGGCCAAGCAATTAGTGATTCTTTGGGCCACTAATTTAAGGGAGCTATGTAGCGCCTCAACGTGCATCGTTGCCTCCTCAGAGGCGTTCAGCTCGTTGAACCCGTAACCCGAGTTAACCAAAATATTGCGGAATACATACTCGACTCCATAGTCTTTCCTGTTGGCGACAACGGTGAATTTCGTAAGTGATCTCAAGCTGGTTCCCATCACTGTTATGTAATAGCTCCCCGTGCCGGGCATGACCACCCGTTGCTTGGACGCATCGGTAACAGGCGCTATCGAGTCATTTGTTATTTGCTGAACCATGCAGAATTGGATCTGCTCAAGAGACGCTTTGTTGGTATCTCGAAACCGCATTTCCTGCAATGTCGGCCATCCATTTTGGGCGGTACTCACGACTATGTCTGGATTCTGGGAGGCCAGTCGCGTAGGGGCGGGCGGGACACTCGTACAAGCAGTAACCGCGCAGACGGCTATGGCGGTACACAATAATTTAAACATTGCTCTTCCTTGATTCATTGGGGGGCGCGCATTGTAAACAAACGAGTAGATACAGGCTCACATTCAATCTTCGGGATCACACCCTCGTTAAAACCTGAAGACAACCACTTGATGTTCTAAACCGAACCCGCCAATGAGCGGGTTTTGTCATTTCTGTACAGAGGAAACACACATGGGCGTCAAGATTCCCAACGGCACCACGTTTGAGATCGCGGCCACGCTGAGCCTCGCGAAGCCTTTCACCGCTATCAGTAACGCCAAACCGGCGGTGCTCACTGCGGCTGCGCACGGCCTGGCCGACGGTGACGTGATTGTCATCGATTCCGCCTGGGCGAAGCTGAACGGCCGGCCGGCTCGTGTCATCGACTCTGAAGCCGGCGAGTTCGCCGCTGAAGGGCTGGACACCACCAGCGTGAAGAACTACCCCGCGGGCTCAGGTGCGGGCAAGGTCCGCTCTGCCTCTGGTTGGACACAGATCGCACAGATCACTGAGCCGGCGGCCAACGGCGGCGAGCAGCAATTCCTCACCTACGGCTTCCTCGAGGACGACGATGATCGTCAACTGCCCACCAACAAATCGGCAAGCAGCATGACGTTGCCAGTCGCCGATGATCCGGCCCAAGCGTATGTGGCACTCGTTGAAGCAGCGGACGAAGACAAAGAGCCGCGGCTGGTGCGCGCAAACCTTCCGGGCGGCGCGACTATCTATTACTACGCGTACGTGTCGATCACCGCGACTCCGACACTGAGCCGCAACAACATCATGACGCGGACCATCACTCTGTCGTTCGCCTCCCGCCCAACTCGCTACAACGCCTAAGGGGTTTCCATGGCAAAGTTTTCGATTGCGCCCAAGCCGACGTTCACCATCGATGTGGCTATCCCGCAGGTCGGTGATAAGCCGGCCATGGTGCCGTTTACATTCAAGTATCGCGATCGCACCGCACTGGCCGAGCTTTTCGATACCTGGAAGGCAAAAGCGGAAGCGATCGGTGAGCGTTTCAAGGGGGCCGAACCAACCCTTACGGAAATCACCGCAGCTGAGGTGGAGCAGGGAGTCGATCAAATCAAGGACCTGGTCGTGTCGTGGGGGTTCGGCGAAAAGCTCAATGATGAGTCGATCACGGCCCTGGTGAAGAGCTGCATCGGTGTATCGGATGCCGTTGTGAGGGCGTACAGCGAAGCCTTCGGCAAAGCCCGCCTGGGAAACTGACCGCCGCTGCCCGCGCCCTGTACGAATCCGAAGGATCAGCCGAACAGATGGCCTTGTTCGGCTTCTCGCCGGAGGACTACGACGAAACCTTCGAAGTCTGGCCGGACAATTGGAAGTCGTTCCTCGTCATGGATTCGATGTGGACTCAGTGGCGCACCGGCGCATGCGGCGCAACCGGCCTCGACTACGGCGTTCTGCCGGAGGTGATGAAGCTCGTCGGCATTCCGGCGAAGGATCGCCCCAGCGTGTTTCAGGACATCCGCGTAATGGAATCGGAAGCCATCGCGGTGATGGCTGAAGCCCGCGACAACAGCCCGTGAGAACGGGCACTTATTCAAGGTGAGTCGATGAACATTGCAGAACTCGGCATCAAGGTCGATTCGGCTGATGCCGCCAACGCTGCGACCGATCTCGACAAGCTGACAAAGGCTGGCGATCGCGCCGAGCAATCCGCCGTCGGCCTGATGAAAGAGATGGAAGCGCTGGAGAAGTCACTATCGAAAGGCGCGACCACCACGCAAGAACTGGCTAAACAGCGTGAAAGCCTGGCGAAACTCACCAAGACCGGCGCCTATGGTGAGGCTGAGTTCACCAAGATCACCGCGCAGCTCGATAAGCAGCAAGTGGCGCTGGCCAAATCGACCCTGGATGAGCAGAAGGCTTTAAACAGCCTGCTCGGTGCAATTGATCCGGCCCGGGCCGCCATGGTCAAGCTGGATACTCAGGTCGAGCAGCTGGGCAAGCACCTCGATGCGGGTCGCATCAGTCAGGACCAGTACAACTCTGCCCTGGGTAAAATCAACGGTAACTATGCTGCGCTGGAGAAAACCGCCACTGGTTTCGACAGACTGAAGCTCGGAACCCGGCAGGCACAGGAAAACGTCGTGCAGCTCGGTAACGCGCTGTCGTCCGGCGATTGGGGGAGCGGTGTGCGTGCCGTGGCTCAGCTTGGGGCCGGCGCAGGTGCGGGTGCCGCGGGATTACTCGCCATCCTCGCACCGCTCGCGCTGGCCACTGCTGCTGTGGGCGGGTTGGCATACGCTTTCTATAAGGGAAGCGAGGAGCAGGACAGCTACAACAAATCATTGATTCTCACCGGCAGCTACGCCGGTGTGAGTGCCGGGCAACTGGGCGATATGGCGCGCCAGGTGAGCGCCACTGTCGGCACCACCGGGCAGGCTGCCGAGGTCCTGGCTCTGCTGGCTGGCAACGGGAAGATCGCCGGCGAGAGCTTCGCCGGGATCACTCAAGCCGCCGTGTCGATGCAGGAAACCACCGGCAAGGCAGTGAGCGAGACGGTAGCCGAGTTCTCCAAGCTGGCCGACGACCCGGTCAAGGCGTCGGCTGCACTGAATGAGCAGTATCACTACCTGACGGCCTCGGTTTATTCGCAGATCGCCGCGCTGGAGAAGCAGGGTGATCATGCCGGCGCAGTCAAGCTGGCGACCGAGCAATACGCTGACGCAATCAACGAGCGCACGCCGAAGATCCTCGAAAACCTGAGTTTTTGGGAGAAGGGTTACAACGCTGTTGCGCGCGCGGCTGACAATCTGAAGAACATTGGCCGCCGCGATATCAACTCGGAAATTGAGACCGCACAAAACGATCTCAGTGAAGCAGAAAATATGGATGGCTTGTTCCAGAGCCAGAAGTCCAAGGATGCGTTGATCGAGTTCAGGCGCAACCGCTTAAATATGTTGGAAGATGAAAAAGCAGCCCAAGCCGATATTGCGAAGTGGCAAGGGGAGCAAGCGAAAGTCCAGGGCGATGCAGTTATTGCCATGGGCAAAGTCGATGCGCGGACTAAATCCGCTCTGAGCAATGAGCAGAAGCGCACCGAGGCACTGAAGGATTACAAGAAAGAGCTCGACGACATTCGCAAGGTCGCTCCGACGGATCCCCGGCTGAACCAGGCGGCCATCGATAAGAACATTGCGAACATCAACGATCAGTTCAAAGACTCTAAGGCTCCCGCCGGCAGCGTCGACACTACGGGATTCAACAACGCGAAGAACGCCTTGGCTGAAACCCTGGCCTACTACAAAAACGCTGACAAGGAATTGGAAGCGTCTCAGCGGGCGGGGGTGATATCCCAGGCCAGCTACACCGAGCAACGCATCAGTCTGCTGAAGCAGCAGTCGGAAGAAGTTGCTCACAGCTACCAGTCAGAAATCGACGCGCTCGAAGCGGCCAAGGCCAAAAAGGGCACGACTGCCGCACAAGTCATCCAGATCGATCAGAAGATCGCCGATGCACGCTCAGCGATGGTCAAGGCGCAGCAGGACAGCGAAAGCGAGTTGTCGATCATCGCTACCAACGAGCAAGGCCGCTTAAACAAGCAGACCTTGGCCGTCCAGACCTACACAAGCGCGCTTAAGCAGCAGGTCGATACGCTTCAGCAGCAAGGCCTGCGTGCGGCTTCTGGGCTGGGCCAAGGTGATCGGCAGCGCGGGCTGACGGATCAGCAAAACGGCATTGATGATCGCTTCAATCAGCAACGCCTGGAACTGGCCAACCAATACGGCGATGGCTCGCGCGGCATGAGCCTCGACGAGTACACCCAGAAGCTGGCCGCGCTGAAAGCCACACAGCAAGACCTGCACGACACGGTGCAATCCAACTACGAGGAAATGACCGCTGCTCAGGGTGACTGGAGCGCCGGCGCATCGTCGGCGTGGCAGAACTATCTGGAGTCGGCTCGCGATGTGGCCGGGCAGACGAAAAGCCTGTTCAGCAACGCCTTCAGCTCGATGGAAGACGCCATCGTCAACTTCGCCATGACTGGGAAGCTGTCGTTCGCGGACTTCGCCAAGTCGATCCTCGCAGACATGGCGCGCATTGCTACACGGCAGGCCAGTTCAGCATTGCTCGGCAGTTTGGTGGGTGCTGCCACGAGCTACTTCGCGGGGAGCGCGGCCGGTGCGGCACCTACGTCAGCAGGGTCCACCGCCGCAGGATATTCCAACACCTACTTTCCACAAGCGGACGGTGGGGCGTGGGGCTCCGGTGTGCAGCTATTCGCAAATGGCGGCGCCTTCACCAATAACGTCGTGACCAAACCGACCGCCTTCGGGATGGCCGGAGGACAAACTGGCGTAATGGGTGAGGCAGGACCAGAGGCGATTATGCCGCTGACCAGGACGGCCGGTGGCGCGCTGGGAGTTCGGGCGCTTGGCGGCGGATCTGGTGGCGGAACCACAATCAGTGTGCAGGTCATGGTGGCCGGCGACGGATCGACCAGCTCAACAACTGATGATCCTGCTTACGAGCAGTTCGGCAAAGACTTGGCCGACTTCGTCGATCAGCGTTATCAGAAGCTCGTGAGCCAGGACCTGAGGCAGGGCGGGAAAATCAACAGGGCCATCAAGGGGTGATCCATGGCAATTGAGCGATTCACCTGGCAGACGGAAAAGGGTGCGACGGGCGACATCAAGCAGCGCGTTCGCACCAAGGGCTTCGGTGACGGCTACAGCCAGTCTGTTTCGGACGGCATCAACAACGAGCAGCAGTCTTGGCCAGTCACTCACACGGGCAGCTCGGACCGGATCAAGGAAATCATCACGTTCCTGCGCCGCCACAAAGGGGCAAAGGCTTTCCTGTGGACGCCGCCCCTGGGCGAGCTCGGGCTCTACAAATGCAACGGCTTTCAGCCGTCGCACAAAGGCGGATCGGTTTACACGCTGACCGCCACCTTCGAACAAACCTTTCACCCCTGAGGTAGCGCCGCATGGCTTTGATTACGGACATCCAGAAGCTGGAGCCCGGCGGGGAAGTGCGGCTGTTTGAAATTGATGGCACGGAGTACGGCGCAGACGTTCTGCGCTTTCACGCTCACGCCATCCCGCACACGCCCGATGAACTGCTGGCGTACGAGAGTTCAGCTGAAGAGCTTCCGGCGAAGTCGATCATTTGGCAGGGCAACGAATACGCGGCCTGGCCCGTGCAGATCGAAGGCATCGGCGCCGACAGCAATGGCAGTGCCACTCGGCCCACGTTCATGGTGGCCAACGTCAACGGACGCATCACGGCGCTGTGCTTGGCGTTCGATGACCTGTTGAAGTTTCAGCTGACCGTGTGCGAGACGATGGTCAAGTACCTGGATGCGTCGAACTTCCCCGAAGGTAACCCGACCGCCGACCCGACCCAAGAAGCGCTGGAAATCTGGTTCATCGATCAGAAGACCAGTGAAGACGGTGAGGTAGTGCAATGGGAGTTGTCCTCACCTGGTGAGATCGACAACCACGGATTACCCGGGCGCCAGATGACGACTTTCTGTCACTGGGCAATGACCGGCGGCTACCGCGGGCCGAACTGCGGCTACACCGGCGGCGCGATGTTTGATGACGACGACAACCCCACGGACGACCCGAGCAAGGACGAGTGCAAGGGCGGGCTCAAGTCCTGCAAATTGCGTTTCGGCGAGAACAACCAACTACCTCACGGCGGATTCCCCGCGGTGTCCCTGATCGCTCGGAGTTGACCATGCGCAAGCACATCTTGAGCGCTATGGCAGCGCACGCGACAGCCCAGTATCCGAAAGAGGCTTGCGGGTTGTTGCTGGCGATCGGTAGGAAGCAGAAGTACTTCCCATGTCGGAACATCGCCACTGAGCCGACCGAAGAGTTTCGAATTGATCCCGAGGACTACGCTGCGGCGGAAGACGTGGGGGAGGTGATCGGCATCTTCCACACCCACCCAGACGCAACCAGCCGGCCATCACCGCATGACCTGGCCATGTGCGAGGCGACAGCCTTGCCCTGGCACATCCTGAGCTGGCCGGAAGGTGACCTGCGCACGGTGATGCCCTCCGGTGAAGTGCCGCTGCTCAAGCGTCCCTTCGTGCATGGCGCCTGGGACTGCTGGCAGGTCTGTGCTGACTGGTACAAGCGCGAGTGGGGCCTTGAGTTTGAGGCCTTCAAGCGCACAGACGGGTGGTGGGAGAATGCTGAATCCGAGAGCCTGTATGAGAGAAATTACGAGGCCGCCGGCTTCGTGAGGGTCGACCGGCCGCAACGCGGCGACATGATCGTCATGACAGTGGGTCGCGCAGCTCATCCGAACCACGCCGGGATATACCTTGGCGCTGACCCACAATTATCCGATGAAGAAGCTGACACCTTCGGCCCTGGCCCTTTCCTGTTGCACCACCTGTACGGCCGTCCGAGCGAGATCATCGTCTTTGGTGGCCCCTGGCTCGACCGAACACGCCTGATTCTCAGGCACAGAGATACACCGTCAACCACCTGATGCGGTACGGCCGCTGGAGACAGCCATGAGAGAGATGTCTGATTGGCTGGAAACGCAAAACATTGCCAACCTTGCTCGCTTCGCGAATAGACCCCCTCAGGACTTGGAACAAGTGATCGTTACCCGGGCGATGACAGAGGCAGCAATGGATTACGTTTACAGCCTCTACGATCCCTCAATTTCTACCAATCTCCTGGAAGAGGTATTTCGAATCATGACAGCTCTTCAGCCGCGGGCTCTGGAAGGGTGAGCATCGCGTCTTTTACCTTCTGAGATATGCTATCGAGGTTAGCGAGCACTTGCTTTAGATCGGCAGACGGCGACGTGAGAGGGATTAATCCTGAGACCAGTTTAAGGGCTGAGTAGGTGATGATAAGGCTCACTGACAACTGCTTCAGATTGTGAAGGGTGAATTCTTTTATAACTTGGGAATCGTCGCTGTTTCGCCTCATTACGTTGGAAGCATTGGCTGTTTCTGCACCTTGTTCGGATGGGTACCACTGCCAATGCGCTACCTCGTTGCGTAATTGAGATAGCTTCCGATAATCACTGATCGCCAAAGTCAGGCGAGAATTGAGGTCGGGGTTGATCGCTGGGGATCTTGTATTGGCGAGATCCAAAATGGCTTTCGTCATTCCTCCAGCCTTTAAATTCAGCGATTGCACAAGTATGTACGCGGTTGACCGGGATGTTCCGGAGAGAGTCATAAATAACTCAAGAAGCGGGTCGTCACAGAGCGCATGATTGATAACGATCTGTCCGATTTCCTGCTTCATAGCATTGCTAGGCCCTGCCTCGTATCCCCAATTTTCGCCGTCTTCGCTCACATTGACCTCCCGGTCCTATCCGCGCCGAAATTGGCGCAACCCCAGTCCTTGGGCTTGCAGGCAAAGGACCGGGAAATCCGTTTACTCGGTCACCTTCAGGCCGTCATAAGGGAGCAGCGTGATATCAACCTGTAGAAGGTGGCCGTCTTCTCCTTTCACCAGCTCTAGCGGAACTCCAGGGTGGAGTACCTGTGTGACTACCCATCCGCCAGTAAAGGTGTACTTCACTTCTACTGGAGTAGGCTCCCCGCGGAAATTCATGATCAATGATTTGCCGATCGGGGTCGTTCTAAGCGATTCAGAGACCAGCTCTGATAGGGTTGCGTTTTGAGTCATAGCCGTCTCCAGCGAGTGAGGCATCACGCTACTACAGCGCCTGCTGTGGTGTTACTGGGGATTCGTACATATGTACATCGAGGTACACCGAGTGGTTACTTTGTAGGCCGCTGCTAGGCTTGTCGGTGGCTTTATGCCACTCACGCCACAAGGAGCGTTAGCAATGCGAAACCTCATCTGGATGTTTTTTTTGATTCCGCTATCGGGATGCCTGCAGCAGGTTACAAAGCCAAGTGAAATAACCCTCGTCGAAGCAATGAGAGAGGTTGGTGAAGGATTGGCTGCTATGCGCGAAGCCCAGGGAGACGTCAGAACTGGGCTAATCGCTGAATCTGCGGAAGTCACTTTCAAAATTTCGGCGGACGCTAAGAATGGAGGAAAACTGAAAGTTGATTTGGCGGCACCTGCCGTCAGCGATGGCGTCGGAGTCGGTGGAGAGCTTTCCGCTGAACGGACTTCTGGGAGATCAAATACCGTGACAGTGAAATTCAAAAACCTGCTCACACTTCCAAAAGATTCCGTCGGTTACGCGGTGGTCGGTGCGCAAATTGGACTACAGCCGGAGGCCTCCGCTGCACCTAAGCCAGATGTTCTGAAGCCTGGTAGCGCGCCAAGAGCACCGGAGCAACCGTCGAGCGCTGGCACTCGACCAACAACCCCGGTGAAGATACTTCCTGACGACATAAATAAGTGGATTCAGTCAAGGCAGCCTGCTTTGCCTACGAAATAGGTTAAATGATCGAGAGGATGCGTAGCAGCACGCAGGGCTTTCTAATCTCAATACACCAGGTGCTACAGTCACCACCTTTCAGGACGAGGAAGAATCATGCGGATCTTGATAGGCGCTGTGGCGGTGATGCTTTTGGCGGGGTGCACTACACCTTCGGATTTGTTGAAAGGTTCTCCCGAGCTTTCCGGCACATCGAAGAAGGACCCGAAAGCTTACGCTTTGTGCGTGTACCCATCTTGGCAGGACTATCGATCAAGCTCCGTCATGAGCGAAACCAGCACTGGCTATCGCATTGTCGCCGGCAGTGAAATGAACGGTCAGACGGATGATGTGTTGGATATCAAAAAGGTATCGACAGGTAGCAGCGTGAAGCTTTACCAGCGCGCTGCGTGGCAGCAATTGGGGCGATCAGATTTGAAGAACTCCTTTAACAGCTGTCTTTAAACACTTACGGAACGCCGCCTTCGGGCGGTTTTTTTATGTCTGGAGAAAAGAGCTATGTCAGCGCAAGCGATCGAATATCAGCCCATGACCACTGTCTTGCTTTACGGGCAACTCCGGCAATTCGGTCGTTCGTTCAGGCTTTCGGTGCGGTCTCCGGCGGAAGCCATAAAGGCACTGTGCATTCAGATCCCCGGCTTTGAGCGTTTCATTTCAAACGCAAAATCTCGAGGTATCGAATTTGCCGTGTTCCGCGGGAAAAAAAATATCGATGAAAAAGAGCTTGGATACTGTGGATCGGGCGAGATCCGCATTGCGCCTGTGATCACTGGCAGCAAACGAGCGGGGATCCTCCAAACTATTGTTGGTGCAATTCTGATCGTCGCTTCATTTATCCCTGGCTTTCAGGCCCTGCTTCCCGTGGGCATCGCGCTGGTTGCCGGTGGTGTTATCCAAATGTTGAGCCCGCAGCCCAGCGGCTTGAAGACGAGCGCAGCCCCCGAGAACACCCCGGGCTATGCCTTCGGCAGCGCGAAGAACACCACGGCATCAGGAAATCCGGTACCACTCTGCATCGGCAAGCGTCGGTGGGGCGGGGCGATCATCAGTGCCGCGATCTACGCAGAAGACCAGATGTAACCAAATCGCTGGACAACACAGCCGCCCATGAGGCGGTTTTTTATTGCCTGGAGAAAAGCATGGGCGCAGCAGAGAAAATTGACGTCTTTGGCGCCAAGGGCGGATCGGACAAACCGAAGACGCCGACCGAGGCGCCGAACAGCTTGCGCTCGGTGGCCGTGGCCAAGATTCTGATCGCGATCGGGGAGGGCGAATTCGCCGGCAACCCGACCGCGCAAGACATCTTCCTCGACAACACGCCCTTGCAAGATCCCCAAGGCAACATGAATTTCCCGAACGTTAAGTGGGAGTTCCGCAGCGGTTCGGTCGAGCAGAGTTACATTCAGGGTATCCCGTCGATCGAGAACGAAACCTCTCTGGGTATCGAATTGCGCAGCGGCACGCCGTGGGTTCGAGCGATCAGCAATACCGAGCTGTCAGCAGTGCGCCTGCGCTTCGCTTGGCCAGCGCTGCAATCGGTTGATGCCAGCGGCAACGTGAATGGTTACCGGATTGAATACAAGGTTGAGCTGGCCACTGACGGCGGTGCCTATCAGCAGGTGCTGAGCGAAGCCGTCGACGGAAAAACCACCAGCACCTATGAGCGAACCCGCCGCATTGATTTGCCCGCCGCTACCAGTGGCTGGCTGATCCGCGTCACCCGCATTACGCCGAACCAGAACAACAACAAAATCGCCGACACCATGCAGATTGCTGGCTTCACCGAAGTCATCGACGCCAAGCTGCGCTATCCGAACACAGCGCTGCTCTACATCGAATTCTCGGCCGAGCAGTTTCGCAACATCCCGGCGGTGACCATCGAATGCCAAGCCCGCAAGTGGCTGGTGCCGAGCAACTACAACCCAGAAACTCGAAGCTACACCGGGATTTGGGACGGCACTCTCAAGGAGGCCTGGACTGATAACCCGGCGTGGGTCACCTACGGCGTCACGGTGAATGACCGTTTCGGCTTGGGGCGCCGCATCAAGCCGTGGCAGGTCGACAAGTGGGAGCTATACCGGATCGCCCAGTACTGCGATCAACTGGTGCCGGATGGTAAAGGCGGCCAAGAGCCGCGCTTCATCTGCAACCTGAACCTGCAGGGAAAAGCCGATGCCTGGGCACTGCTGCGCGATATCTCGGCGATCTATCGCGGCATGACTTACTGGGCTCAAGGCCAAGTCTTCACCTTGTCCGACATGCCGCGCGCCACCGACTTCGACTTTGCCTACACCCGGGCGAATGTCATTGACGGCAAGTTCACTTACTCAAGCGCATCGGAGCGGACTCGCTACAGCCGAGCCCTGATCAGCTACGACAACCCGGCCAACAACTACGACACCGACGTCACCGCGGTGACCGATGCCAAGCTTCAGCGGCGCTACGGCGATAATCCGCTGGAGATCAGCGCAATCGGCTGCACCCGCGAATCGGAAGCGCAGCGGCGTGGGAAGTGGGCGCTACTAACTAACTCGAAAGATCGCGGGATCAACTTCCGTGTTGGCCTTGATGGTCGCATCCCGCTGCCTGGCTACGTCATTCCCGTGGCTGACGAACTGTTGGCCGGCCGCGCGATCGGCGGGCGCATCTCGGCGGTTGCTGGCCGCGCTATCACGCTGGACCGGGACACCCAGGCCAAGGCCGGGGACCGGTTGATCCTGAACCTGCCGAACGGTAAGTGTGAGGGCCGTACCGTGCAATCCGTGGCGGGACGCGTGGTTACCGTGACCGTTGCCTTCTCTGCGGTACCGGAGCCCGAACTTGTCTGGGCGCTGGATGCCGATGACTTGGCCGTACCGCTTTATCGGGTTACGGCAGTTTCGCGGCCGGAGCCTGGTGTATTTGAGATCTCGGCCGTCCAGTACGACCCGAGCAAGTTCGCTCACATCGACACTGGCGCCCGTCTGGAGGAACGGCCAATCAGCGTGATTCCGATCACTGTCGTTCCGGCACCCGCGAGCGTCACCGTCACCTCGAATTCGGTAGTATCCCAAGGCATCGCCGTGGCCACCATGTCCATCACCTGGCCGGCGGTGAGCGGCGCAGTTGCGTATGACGTTGAGTGGCGTAAGGACAGCGGCAACTGGATCAAGCTGCCGCGTACAGGTTCCACCGGCGTGGATGTCGTCGGCATCTATGCAGGCGACTACTTGGCCCGCGTCCGCGCGGTCAGCTCTTTCGACATCTCGTCGATCTGGCGCAGCTCGATGCTCACCAACCTCAAGGGCAAGGAGGGATTGCCGCCGGCGGTGTCATTCCTGACGGCCACACCTTTGCTGTTCGGCATCTATCTGAAGTGGGGCTTCCCGGCTGGCGCCGAGGACACCCAGCGCACGGAAATCTGGTACGGCCCGACGACCAGTCTGGAGGCTGCCACCAAGCTCACGGACTTGTCGTACCCACAAAGCGATTTCTCGCTGCTGGGGTTACGCGCGGGAGTGACGTTCTTCTTCTGGGCGCGCCTGGTGGATCGCACCGGCAACATCGGTCCTTTCTATCCAGTCGGGCTGGGCGTAATGGGCCAGTCGAGCTCGGACGCCGCAGCAATTCTGGAAATGATCGCCGGCCAGATCGGAGAGACAGAGCTTGGCCAGGACCTTCTGGACAGGATTGACTTGATTGATGGCAGTGGCCCTGGCTCGGTAAACGAGCGGCTGCAGGATCTGCAAGATGAGATCGGTGATCTGGTTGATGCTCTGGTGTACGTCCCGACCGACGCCTACGTGCGAGACAACACTGTCAGGGTTGGCGACAACCTGTGGACTGCAATTGTCGATGTTCCAGCGAAGGCAGACGGATCGAATGGACCGCCGAATGCCAATTACTGGGTGAATAGCGGCCAGTCAATCAGGACTGCCAACGGCCTTGCTGCCCAGGTCACGCAGAACACCGCCGCTATCACAACGGTTGACGGTAAGACGACGGCCAATGCCCAGCAGATCGCGGGCTTGCAAACCGCGTTGACCGGCAAGGCGAGTGTCGACGCGCTGAACAGTTTAAGCGGAACAGTGACGCAGCAGGGCGGCACCATCAGTGCGCAAGGCACTGCAATAACCGGTCTTACGTCGCGGCTGGGCACTGCAGAAACGGGGATAGCAGCGCAGGCGCAGGCCATCACCAGCCTTGACACTAAGGTCACCACGATCGATGGAAAGGTCAGCGCTCAGTCGACCAAGATCGACGGTGTTTTCGCCCAGGTGAATCCTTCACTTGCCGGAGACGAGCAAAGCTCCGCTGGTAATGACCAGTTGTTTGTTGGGGTTTGGTCAGAGCAATCGGCGCGCATTGAGGACGGCGTTGCAACAGGGAAGCGGATTGACACCGTCCAGGCTGACGTGGGCGGTCTTGGCGACGCCATCCAGAAAACAGCCGCAGTCGTCCAGACCACAAGTCAGGCCGTGGCAGCGCTTGACGGCAAAGCCTCGGCTATGTGGTCCGTGAAAATGCAGGTGACCGCAAACGGACAGTACGTCGCGGCCGGCATCGGGCTTGGCATTGAGAACACCGGCGCGGGTCTGCAGAGCCAATTCCTCGTAAGCGCCGATCGGTTTGCGATTGTTAATAGCCTTGCAGGGGGAGCGATCTTTGTGCCCTTTGCAGTGCAGAACGGCCAGGCATTTCTAGATGACGCCTTTATTCGTAATGGCTCAATCGGGATGCTGAAAATTGGACAATACCTGCGCTCGGATAATTACGTCGCCGGCGTTCAAGGTTGGCAGCTGGATAAGGCGGGCAATCTCGAATTCAACGGTCCCGCTCCAGGTGGTGGACGACTGACGATGACTAATAGAGCCATTAAGGTCTATGACGCGAACGGCGTTAAGCGCGTGCAATTGGGAGATCTCGACGCATGAGCCATGGTGTGAGGATTTGGAGCGCCGAGGGGGCGCTCCAACTTGATGAAAACTCTTTCACCATGCGCGTCGTTTACAGCGGTTTGGTCACGGGTAGCAACACAGTCGCGTACCAAACCGTTCCCGTCCCGGGTCTGACTCCTGAAAACGGTGCTGCATTTGTTGTTCCGATCGGCTCTTACAACCAGGTGCAAGATAAGCAACTGGAGACAGAGGTGATTGCCGGAGCTGTGCGAGTTTACAGCTACATTCGCGGGCGAGAGCAGTACAGCAACAAAACCGGCGTCACCATGCGACTCATCGTTATAAGGTTTTCATAATGGGCTTCGGACTTGAATACACAAACAACAACAACGTCGTAACGATTGATTCCGAGTTCACCCGATTGGTAGTTCTTGCAAAAGGTATTTACCAGCCTACTCAAGAGTCGGGGCTTGGGTCAGTCACCTATTTCCCATCGGTGATCACGAGCCAAGAGCCTCCTCTGGTATTTGTGCGACCGTCAGGTAATGTCGGTATTGCCGGCTTATGCCTGATGACGGTGTTCGGCTCGCCCGGGGCATGGACCGGATTCTACGTGAGGGCCTATGACGTGAACACGTTACAGCCGAATGGGACCTACTTCGCTTGCGGCTTTGCCGCGAGTCCTGTAGCAAAATTCGGCATGCGACTATGGGGCGGCGACACTAAGCTGCTTTTCGATTCAGACACCCCATATGCAATTTTTACGCGGTCCTTTCAAAATTGGACATATATCAAAACCGATTACACAACACAGTCCGTTCCAAGGAATTACTATCGAGTTCCATTTAATTTTCCGGCAGGCGAGCACATGCTCATCAACACCTTCGGCATGAGTATGCTGAACGATGGTGTGCAAAGTCGGCAGTTGTATTGTTGGTGGGATTTTTCAGGTGGCAATTTGTTCGCTTTAACAGTCGGACTAGGCAATCCATTTTCGTTCTTTCTTCCTGCGGTATTTGCAAAGCTGGGTACTTGACTGTTTTTGCAACACTCTCCCCGCTAGTGAGCGATGTTTAAATAATCAAATAGGAATGACCATGGCCAAGCAGACAATCAATCTGGGCGCCACGCCTACGGGCGCTGGCGGCGATACAACCAGAAGTGCCTTCAATAAGATGCAATCTAACGTCGATGAGTTGTACCTTCGAACCAACAGTTTAGGGACCGCCGCTAATAGAAACGCGGGAAGTGCATATGGGCAGGTTCAGCTTGTTGGCGACAGGCCTGCCGCCATTGCTACATCCATCAACATGTGGGGTAACTCATTTGCCTTCTGGAATAACATTTCGACCGTTGGCGCTCCTGAAGTGCAGTCAGGCACCATGCTTAACATGGCTTGGCCTGATGGCAACTACGGCGCGCAAATACTGGCCTCGTTTTCAGGTAACCTCTTTTTCAGGGCTGGCGATTATACCTCGGCCCCTATGCGAAAAGTTTGGCATAGCGGTAATACTACCGTCGGTTCCGGGGGCGTGTTATCGCAAGCATCACCCATCCTCAGGGTTGCGAGTATCGACAACACCGAGCGACAAGATCTTGTAGAGGAAGGTTTTGAAATTGCCGGCCTGTGGGGGGCTGTAAACCTCGAAGCTAAGGGAGTTCAAGTTGAGCGGCTTGCAGTCGGAACATACAGAGTTACCGGCAGCTTAGGCCTTGCTCTGCAAGGATGGCGTATTCAAGACCCATGCTCGCCTGACGGCGGTAGAACACTGGGTTTGACCGAAGCGAGCCAGGATGAAAATGGAGTCATCACCATTCTCCTTTTTAAGCAACGTTGGTCGTTGACCGATGATGGTGAAATGGTTTTGGGCAAAGGCAACCCAATTGACGTGCCCGTAAATAGTTGGATTGATGTCCGGCTCGAGATGCCGAAGCTTGAAGAGCCGCCCGTTCCCGTTCCCGTGCCCACGGAAACAGTTACCGAAGAATGAAAAACCCCGCCATCGAGCGGGATTTTTTTTGCCCGGAGAAAAGTATGACCGTCACCGAAAAAGACCGAGACATCCTCGCGCGAACGCTGTGGGGCGAGGCGCGCGGCGAAGACTTCATCGGCCAGATAGCTGTGGCCTGGACGATCCGCAACCGGGTGGAGATGGACCTGCACAACGACGGCAAGCCGGACTGGTGGGGCGAGGGCTATGCCGGTGTGTGCTTGAAGCCCTGGCAGTTCAGCTGCTGGAACAAGAACGATCTGAACTATCCCTACCTGAGCGGCGCCAAACCGATCCCTGCGCGAGAGCTCGCCCGGGCGCGGATGGCCGCCGATCACGTGATCGACAACAAGGCGCCGGATCCAACCAACGGTGCCACGCACTATTACGCTACGACCATGCCGCGACCACCGACGTGGGCGAAAGGCGCAAAGCAGACGCTCAAGCTCGGGCATCACGTGTTTTTCAAGGATGTGCCCTGACTCTTGCCTCGCGGCATTATCAGATGCGGTCGTGTTTTTCATTGTAGTGCGGCGCACGTGCAAGCCTCATAGCTCGAAAAGCGACCTGCAGCACAAAGCTCAAAATTTTCTAATCTATATTTAATGGCTTTCGTCCCGCTATCGTGTCCACTAGTTCTTTTACAGACATGGGGCTGTTTCTCCAGCGTTGTATAACAGAAGTCACAGTGAGGTAAGCACTGATAGCTGTGCCTCCGACAAAAAGATTATTCCAAGAAGCGCCGCTGATTAAAAAGTCTTTAAATGTACTTGTATACAAAGTAGTTGAAGTTGTTAGCAAGATCCCTAAAGGTACAATCCAATCTCTGCTTTTAAGAATGCTCTGGTGATGTTCTTTCAATATCCGGTGCAGTTTGTCTTCAGTGATGCCTATGATATGCGTGTCTGTATTTTGTGAAATCCCAATAGGGTTGATTTTAATTCGTTCTTCACCAGGCTGGGCGGCAAATATTATTTTGTCAGAGCTGTATGAAGTTGACATATTATTTCAGCTTCCGCCACCATAGCTGCATAGTTAAGTGGTTAATGTTTCCCACCGTGTAATTACACATCAATAAGTCGACAAACCCCTCGTCTTTTATAACGGCCAGCTCGTATGGCGCGTTTAGCGCGGTCCCTAACGGGTTGGACCAATTAATTAATGTCATAATAGAGCGGCCGTTACTTTGTATGAATGACACAGATTGTCCGCCGCTACCGCTTTCATGCGCTATGGACAAGGGGAGCACTATCTCTTTAGCAGTATAATCCTGGCTGATTACAATATCTACTTCGCACGACGCGCCAATGGGTATCATTAAGTCATAAGTAGAGATCAGACAACGACCGTCCAAGCGTATGTTTTTACTCACAACGTTCTCCAATTGTTTTGTACAATCGTCCATTGAATAGACGCTAGAATGCTCTAATACTAGGTTCGGGGCTTAATGGCAAGATGTAACCATGAATAGAAGCACGGGGCAGGTGGCTGTTAGCGTCGCGGCGAGCTTTGTAAATTGAACCCATCACCATCCTATCCTTGCTCCGCTTGGCAGCTGAACGCCAACACACATTGAGGCGTCGATGCCGCTATCCTGTTGCTGATCTCGAATAAACAGGAGGCGGCATGGAAGTTGTAGAACTGAGTCCGAACATCGAGCGTGCGGCCGACAAGCTGCTCGCCCAAATCTCACGGGCAGACTCGATGATCATTGCGGCGAAGGCGGGCGCTAAGGCTGAGGGATTTGTTCTCGGCTTAGAGTCGGCGCGCGCATTGACCGAAGCTACGATTGATCGGCTTTATGTGATCTTCGATGCGGCGACCGAAGAACGTCTGCGAGCACTGGCGTCGACTTAAAATAGGCCGTCTTCCTCAATCGGCTTGATCAGGTCCGGGCCTTGGTTGCGCACGTTACCGATCGCCCGGTCGACTTTGAACCACTCGAACGCCTCGGTGGGCTCGCCCTGATGCAGCACCATTTGTTCGGCGCGCTCCTTCGGCGTGGCCGGGTCCAGCCATTCGCGGGCCAGCTCGGGCGATAGCGTTACCGGGCGGCGGTCATGGATATCCACCATGCCGCCGGCGCTGTCGGCGGTGATAATGACGAAGCCGTCGTGCTCGCTAGGCTCATGCTCTGCGTTCGGGTATTGACCGATCGCGGGGCACAGGATCGGCGAGCGGTCCCGCCGGCGGATCAGGTAAGGCTGCTTCTTCGGTTCGCCTTCGTCCACCCACTCAAACCAGTTGTTAATCGCGATGATTGCCCGGTGCGGCCAGATTGCGCGGAAGAACGGACCGTGGGCGACTTTCTCAACTCGAGCGTTGATCGGCGCCGCGCGGTCCTTGGCCCAGTGCGGCCGCCATCCCCAGCGAACCATATCGGCGTGCAGGTATTCACCTTCCTGATGGAAGATCGCCAGCTGAGTGGTGGGCGCGGCGTTGTACCGCTCGAACGGTTGGTCGCCCGCGTTATTGATCAGCGAGTTCGGCATGCTCAGCGCAGCAACGAAGTCATGAATGCCCTGGTACTGGGTGAGTCGTCAGCACATGGTCTGAGTCCCTGGCTTTGCAATCAGCTTTTCGGATATTGCGTGAAGGGGGCAACGCCCGTAAGGCTTCGGATCTTCGCGTGAAGCTCACTGATCACCTTGGCGTTGGCCATCAGCTCCCAGTTAGTTTTCGTCTCGATGTCCGTGGCTCTTCTATTGGCATCAGACGCAGCGGCGAGGGCGCAGTTCAGTTCAGCGCGCAGCTGATCACGCTCCCTCGACACGTCCGCATGCATCTGAACCAGGCCGAAGATGTCCTCTCGCGCTTTGCGCAGCTGCAGCGTCAGCTCCTGGACCTCGTTCTCGGTCATGCGAAGGAAGTAGCGGCAGGTCTCAAGCTCAGTGGGGCAGCCAAGCCAGTCGCTGGTGTCTTCGATTTCGAGGGGGTCCACGGTCATGCCTTATCGATACTGTTCGGATATACAGTAATCGAGGCGCAGGTTTCGGGCGAGGGTGAGGCGACGAGCTGTAGGGTATTTGGAGTGACGAACGGTAGGCAGGACGCCCAAGGAAGGAATGAAGCTTGTACCAATTTTTGTACCACTGGCCGTGTAAAGCAGGTTAAAACCGGGTACGCCAAAGTATGCAAGTGCCCGGATTCATTGACTATTGTTACTTTGCCTTACCCCTTTAGAATCGCGGTGTAATTCTGTTCATGATGCAGAGTCACTCTGGCGTCATCATGACCGCAAGGGTCATCTTGATGAACTCCTCATTTCGGTCAATCACCTCCAGGGCGCAGCGAACATTGTTGCCAGCCTCTGTCGAGCCTTGGCTTTCAACCAGCAAGGTGAGTTCCATGATAGCGGCCTCTAGGGCGAGTTGGTTTTCGTTGATCTTGTAGAGCAGGGAAGGGAGCAGGTCTGAGTCAGGCAT